CCTTTTTCATCAAGCCAAACACCAAAGCCGTTAATGGTGCGTTCAAATCCCAATGTCTGGATAGCCTTCAGCAAAGCATTGCCCTCGCCATCAATACCAGCCCCATTGTTAAATGCAACACCCTTTATAAACGTAATCAGTTCCTGTGCTGTGTCGGGGGTTAATTTGCTAAGAAAGCGTATATCGGTATAATTCTTTATAAGTTCAGTTACTTGTGCCGCATTTAAGCCTCCACCACCACTAAAATTGCCCGATAGGATATTGTTTACATCTTCCTTTAATTGCGAGATAGTGCCTTTTACGGCTTGGTTTCCAACAACTATCTCTTGTATAATCGGATAATCCAGCTTTGTAATGAGCTTTAAAATGCGTGTATTTAATTCATATCCGTTGCCATCGTTGAATATAACCTTTTGTCCTATATACAAATTAGGATTGCTCTTTGCAAACTCTACAGCGTTAGAATGAAAGGAGTAGTTATTGTTGTCCTGTGTACGTCTGTTTATCTCCTTTATGGTGCGTGCCGCCAATTCTTCTTGTGCTGCTTTTGTTTCATTCTCTCCCATAACTATATTGAAGAGAACAACAATATTGCAAGTGTAATCGGGCTTATTCTTACCACGTGGATAAAGACCCTCGTTTTCGTTGGTAGGAATAATAATATCTCCGCTTTGATATTTCACAATCTCATACTCTCCTGAAGATGCTGAAACATCTTTGTGGTATCGCAGTTCAAACCCATCTTGTCCGTTTGGCTGACCTACTAAACTTTGTGTAAGCGCATCGTATTTCCCATCAGTAGTATGAGTATTGACCTTAAAGAAACCTTTTAAAGTGTGTCCTTGCAGTACTTGCTTCTTTACGTCTAACTCGTAGCTATACCAATAGTGAGTAACTATATTTCCTTGCTCGTCTTTATCGTTAGTGATGTTTACGAGTGTCTTTGTATTGTCTTTTATAGTAGTGGGATAGGCGAGGCTTATATACCAAATAGTATACGTCTTCTCCTTTCCATTGCTATCCAATTCTACCTTGTTAGTTTGGCTGTTCTTTAATTTCTTTACCACCTGACGGACATTATACACGTATAAATCAATATGCGGATAAACATCATCAAAGGAGAGAGCCAGCGTTTGCTTAATAGCCTTAGATGCTTCAAACTTTGCTTTAGTGGTTATCTTTCCATTCTCATCAATATATATATGTCCATCGGGGTAAATGGTTTTATCCAATCCTATTCTTGCAAGCGTAGCATAGTTACCCGTTCCAACCAATGCTTTACGAGACATATTCTTTGTTGAGCCTTGCGGATAGAAACAGTTATAGTAATTCTCTTTACTCTCACTGATAGACGGATATTGTATGTTGTCGTGCGCTTTTAGAATTGGCACATTCTCTCCCAGATTAATACTTACTTGTCCAAAGTATAATGTTCTATGCTTCCACGATAAATGCCACTCACACGGATTATTCTTACAGCCTTGAGCAATAGAAGAGAGTACCGAAAGTATATCATTCGCTGACACAGAGAATGAAACAGACGCATCAACGTTACCGCAAAGAGTATAAGTAAATTTATTCTCCGTTATTCCTAACGCTTCATTGATTGCATCGCAAGCCTTTTGCAAAGCATTTGTCGTTAATCCATCGTACGACCATTCCTGTTGCTTAATAGGATTCTTATCCGCATCTGTGGTATCATAGAGAAATGGCACACGGCTAAGCCACATCAAAGGGTGCTGAAACTCTGGAGTGTATTTGAAAGCCGTTGCATCTTCATTTGGCGTATACGGGTCTAATAAGCGATATTTAATACCATCATCAAAAGGAACTATATACGCACCTACTGGCAAAGTAATCTTAATATCACTTTGCCACGATAAACGTATTAAGTTAGATTTACCTAACTCTTCCTCGTGTTCGGCACTCTCTGTCAAAGATGCTTCAAATATTTTACTATCGTTGATGTCGTATATTACCATACGTGCAAAGATAGTAAGCGAGTGTTTTTATAAAGTATTAGAAAAAAACAGAAAAGCCACAACGTTTAAATTGTGGCTTAATTGTTGGATTGGGTTCGCTTACCGAACGAATCCAGGCACGCTAACGATGAACCCCTTGTCGTTTCGCTTACACTCTGTGTGTCCTGTTGCGGGGGCAACGCAATCGGTTCTGCCTTGTGCCTTTGCTGCCGTCAGCACTAATGCTGACACGATATACAGCGTGTTGTTGGCTGGCTCGGGCAATCCTGTAACTTGCCCAAATTCTTGTTCACACACGCCGTTCTCATCGAACTTGCTAAATGTTGCGCTAACTCTTGCCAGTCCCTCGCTGGCATACTCTCTACCATCATTCAATGTGATGGTGTGTGGGGTGTAATTCTTAAATGTTGTCATAATCATTAATTTGTATGGGGTGGTTAGCCCCACGTTACCTATTTTAATTTATTTTCTAAATCTGATATTCTTTTGTAAAAGCCAGCTGTATGTGGTGATGTACCTAATTTTAGCACTGTGTAATCATAATGATGTAAATACTCGTGCAGTAATGTGGCTGCCATCTGCTTAATTGAAACTACTTGTTTCTTTATAGCAGTGATATTATACAATGTTATTACTTGCAATGCAGGCGTATAAGTGCCTAAAGTCTTACGCCTCAACGTACCACGATAACCAGTGCTATGTGGTTGAGCACGATTTACTACCCTTACAACTGGTACAGGTACTTTGAATCGTTCAGAAAGATAAGCACAAAGCATTTGTGCTTTCTTTTGGCGGTCTACAATGCTTTCAGTAGCTGACAATACCGCCTTATATTCTTTGTGAGAGAGGCGGCTTAATTTTACCGCCTCAATCTTATTTGATTTCTCGTATGCGTTCATAACTTATGCTATTCTAACTAAGTTCGCTTTTTTGAAACAACGCCATTCGTCTTTTTCAGTGTCAAAGTACACTTGACAAGTGTCTGCTGTCTTTTTCTCGCCCTTTGTTGTAGGTATTCTATCACTCATAAGAGTGCCGTAGGCTTCACGCAAGCTGCCGTCTACCTTTTGAAAGTAGAACTTTACAACTCGCTTGCTAAGGGCTGCTTTTAGCTTAATGTTTGCCCAAGCGCACTTTAACGCTTCTGATAATGTATAACCATTCTTGCGTACGAACTGCCAAGCAAGACTCATTACCTCTCTCATCGTGTTCTTTAATGTTGTACTCATAATCTTTATAGTTTAATAGTTTTATACTTTGTTTCTTAATCACAATGCAAAGATATACATATTTGCGAACACTTACAAGAGGATGACAACAAAATATTCGCATATTAGCGAACTTTAACAAATAAAGGTGTTCGCATTTATGTATATTAAATGTTGTTAAGATTTGAAACGTATTTTTCGCACCTATGTATATATTTTATATATTTGTACTATGAAACAAGATATAAGAATAAAAGAAATTTGCAAAGAGAAAGGTATCACATTAGAAGATTTAGCTAAAAGGTTAGGTATTCTTCGCACATCGCTTTCTCAAGCGTTATCACGTAATAGCTTCAGCACGGATAAACTAAGTGATATTGCCAATGCTCTCAATGTCCCTATGTGGCAGTTGTTCGCATCGCCAGAGGAGGTGCAAAAGGAAAACAACAACATTGTTTGTCCCCATTGTGGGAATCCTATCAAAGTAACCATAATAAAGGAATGAAGTTTAATCACTACACATGGGACTTGTATAAACAAACCGATGTCGGCAAGAAAGCTATTAGTTTATTTGAAAACGCTGCCCATGATATATCTATATATGAACTTGTTTCCAAATATAATCCCATGGAGGCAAGGTTTTCAGATAAAGACAGTATGGAAGATTGTTGTGAACTTCTATGGGAACTTGCAATCAAGAAGATGCTATTGCCAACCAATATAGATGATGCACGAAATCTATACGAGCAAATAATAGATGGAGCGATATTGTTTGATGATGGAGAACCTTTTATAGAAAAAGCGGACTATAAAACATATCTCATGGCTAATATGGATATATCTTTCATGTTGTTTTTCAAGGCTCCAGAGTATTTCTTTCCTAATATATTCCGATACCATTTCTTTGACCTTATAAAAGTATTTGATATATTTGACATAGAATTGCCATTACCACCTAAAAAGAGTAATTATAGGGCACGGTGTATGTATTATTGGGAACTATGCGAGATACTATATTCTTTTCGTAAAGAAAATGGACTATCTCCGTATGAGCTATGCGCTATGCTTTATGACTTTGGTCAAGGGCTTACAAAGAATATTCCAACAGAATTGCCGAAACCATCTAAGGCTTGGTTTATTGGCGGTAAGATTATGCCAATAGAAGATTTGGATTTTACATTTTGGCAAGCTAATGAGGATACTATGCGAGGAGATATTCTCATACACTACGAAACCTCTCCTATATGTGCAATAACATGTATGTGGATAGCCCAAATAGATGGTGTTATAGACCCGTTCTTTTATTACTATGCTAACACATACATAGGAAGTAGAATAAAGCTACCACATGTAACTTTGCAGGAATTAAAGAACGATGAATACTTTTCTTCTCATCCACTTGTCAGGAAAAACTTTCAAGGAGTAAATGGATGGGAAATAAGTAATAGGGATTATCAAGAGTTTTTGCGAATAATACAGACAAAAAAGTACGATACAAGTAAATTACCAGTCTTATATGCACCTAAAATAGCTTGTACAAATATAAAATTAGAGAAAGATGTAGAAGAACATTTATTAATACCTTTACTTGATAGTATGGGTATGACAGACTACATGCGACAAGTTCCATTACGGGCTGGATGCGGTGAAAGAATATATCCTGATTTTGCGGTGCATTGTACAAAAACAGATAATGGCTACATTGCCAAAGTACTTATAGAAGCAAAACTTTCCATGCGCAACAAAAAAGAAGTGTATGCAGCATTTCAACAAGCTAATTCTTACGCACATTTGTTAGAAGCACCTATTATAATTCTCTGTGATAAGGAAATGCTTCTTGTTTATACAAATGAAAATGGATTTAATAGGAATAGATACAAGAGATTCTTTTGGGAGGATATGGAAAATCCAGATAGTTTTAACGAACTAAGACAAATAATTAAACTGAAATCTCAAATGTAATCAAATGTTAAAAATCAACATCTTTATAAAGTAGACATTGATATCAGCATTAACATCAACATTAACACCTTCCACTTTAATAAATATATTATATAATAAATATAATAATTAATAATTATACATTATAATTTACATTCAAAATACATTTTTGAATGCTATCTATCTCTTTTAAAACATATTTTTCATTTTTCTTGCCTTTGTCAATGATTATGTTTACTTTTGCAGGAAACAATAATTAAAAACGATAAAATTATGAAAAAGTATTTTATTGCATTGTTCGTCTTACTTGTATCTATACCATCTTTGTGTCAGGATTATACAGAGTTTATGGGTATAAGTATGAATAATAATCGTTTTCCCTTTGTAAAAACACTGGAAAGGTTGGGATTTTTTCTTGACAATCTTGATATTTCTGAACCTAACATAACGGCTGTTATATATAGAGGTAAATATTTAGGGTTAAATAGTAGTGTTTTTATAAGGGATAATACTGCAAAAAACAAAGTCGAATATATATCCGTTTCAATAGATGTCAAAGCAAACGATACAATATCATCAAGACGGAATTATATTAAGGCGTATGAGTTCCTATCAAACAAGTATGATTGGGTAGATGCGCGCTTTTCTAAAGAAATAGGAGAGCCTTTCTTTGCGTATCAATTAAAGATGTTGTTCGATGATAGAATATTATTGATGTATGTTAAGAATATAAATGAGTTTAATGGAGACGTGAAATATATTCCTACGATTATTTTTCGTCCCTTACCGCTTGGAATATCAAGAAGCAAAGAAGATTGTAAATAAAGGGTAGCCGTTAAGCTACCCTATTTTTATATTCTATTTGTCGGGTTCGGTTCTATGAAAGCAAGTCCGAGTTTTGCAAAGGTTCGCTCCGTGTTCCTTGCAAATGTGCAACTTTTCCCCGTGTATTTCAGATGATACACATCGGGGCTATCATCGGGAACTTGTATAGATACATCGCCTTTGCGCAATTCTTCTACAAATGCCCTATTTTTTGTGTTGAAGTCGCTTGTATCGCTCCCCTCCATAGTGAAATTAAGCGTTAAGTTTCTTTCATTTACTTTAGGTATAACATTAGCATACTGCACGCCATCTTTTAGTCGGTCGTTATTGGTTATATATTCTTTCAGCGGATAATATCCATTGATGGTGTCCAAAAAGCTATCTCCCATGCGAACGCCCCACGTCCTTAATGCATCTTTTCCGTTTATCAATAAATCTGCCATAATTACATATCTTTAATTTTCCTTTTAATGTCTGAAACATCATTACTCATTACTTTTATAAACTTATTCATCGAAGTAGTATCATCGTGAATGCCTTGCAGTTCCAAATAAGAATTGGCAAGTATCGTCCTCGTTTCGTCAGCGATAGACTTCTGGTCGAAAGATGACAACTGTATCACTTTCATTGATACATCTAAGGAGCTTAATTTAGATGACAAAATATCTTTTATTTGGTCTCTCGATATATTCCCTGCCGTTGTGAGTGCGATAATGTTAGTTGCCTGCTCATAGGTAATAGACGAAACTCCGTTTGCTGTGGCTTTCTGTGCGGCATTTTCATCTGAATAGCCCATATAAGATGCGAGGTTGTCTGTTTTCTTTTTAAGTTCCTCCATCTTTTTAGAATATTCGGACTTGTAAGCCTCATAATCCGACTGCGACATATCGCCATCAGATAGTTTCTTTGCCCATTTGTTCTGAAAATCTTTTAACCACTTGTCAAAATCATCGTTTAATACACTTCTGTTTACCAAAGACTTAAACAACATCTTTGCAAAATTGTTACTCCAGTCCTCTGCATCAGCATTCATATCCATTAGGGTATCCAAAAAAGAACTTCTAAGACTGTCGAACGATGTCTGTGTGAGATTGTTCTTTATTTGTTCGGTGAGTTTCTCTGTCTTTCCTGCCTGCTCTACTACTGCGTCCCAATATTCTTTCTTATCATACTTACCTACTTCGGTGAGATATTTCCACAAGTTAGGAGCAAAATCTCTTATCGCTTTGAGCTGTTCAGGGGATAGACTATAAATGGAACTAAGTCCCGTTATATTTGCGCTGTCCACCCCTGCTGCAGCAAAAGCACGTTGAGCATCTTCATTATAAGACGCTATCTTGCTGTCGCTTGCGTATGAGTTGTTTGAATGATGTGCGGAATGATAACCCATTTGCTTTTTGAGAATCTCCATACTATTGGCATTTATCTCTTTTTGTGCTTTGAGTGCCGTTTCGTATGCATTGACAGCCTTATTTCCTGCCGAGTTTCCTATTCTTTCAGAAAGGCTATCTATCCGTTTTCCTAACTCTTCATTAGACTTTGTCAGCCTTTCGGTTGTCCTTGCGACTTCCTTTTCGTTGCCGCCACCGATGCCAAGCATAGAACCAAAAGACTTAATGGCTGAAATTCCTTTGAGAGCTGCACCGATATAATTGCCACTTGCAAAGTCTCCTGCTGCTCCTGCCGCACTGTTGAACGCATCGAGACCTTTGGAAACCTTATCCCCAGCCTTACCAAGACCGATTGAGCCGAGTAGGTCGGGAAGTTGGTCTATGCCCTTGTCTTCAATGAACTCTTGCTTGCCATAAAACCAATTAGCAATCTTCTGTGCTGGCTTCTCCTTTGCTCCGTCTTCTGCCTGCTTCGCTTTGTTCGTTGCCGTTATGGTATTCTTCCTTGCTTCGGCAAGTTTAGCTTCAGCAACAGCCAATTTTTGAAGTATGGGAGACATAGATTTGAACTTCTCATCTGTAAGGTCAATTTTACCATTTAGCGAAGATGTGGAAATTTGGCTTAATGGTCAAATGTACTCCTGAAAGGGGGCAAAAATGCTCTCTTTTTCATTTAATGGTCAAATGTACTCCTATAATAGTTGAACTCCCTAGTGTTTATCGGGGTTGTAAGCCCCTAATATGTTTCCAATAAGCAGTTCTCGCTTCTCTTTCGAAAGTCCACGATGAAGACGCAATCTCATCTTCAATACAGAGTTAAGAGATTCAATAGCATTGTTAGTGCGTGGAACTTGATCGGCAGGGAAATTCTCAAAGGTAAATAGTGCATTTAGATTGCGTTTTAAACTATAAAAAGCACTTCTCATTCTTCTATGAGTGAAGTGACATTTGCCATCTTCACTATAAGACTTCTCTTGCAAAAAATATTTCCACTTTTGCTCCCATTTTTCAAGAGATGTCTCAAAGTCTAGACGACTGGATTGTGTAAGTTGATGCGCCAATGCCTTGAGTTCTTTGGCCGCAGGTAAGCGAGGATTAGTGGTGAGCAAATGTCTTATTCGCTGAAGCTGATGAAACTGACAATACTGATAAGGTATTTCAGGAAATGCTTCCTTAATACCTGATAATGCGTCACTTACAATGGCTCTGATTGTAAATCCTTGATCTTGGAGACAGGAAATTCCAGCTTGATAATCAGAAATTCTCTCCTTACCACGTAAGAAGCGATAATGCAAGACTTTGTGTGTTGTTGCATTCATAAAAATGACTACTCCAAAGTTTCGCCCCCAATAGGTGGCATCCATTTGTAGCGTTATAGCAATGGGATGAATTCTGCAAGAAACATCCTGATTTTGGGGTACGTTTTTGAGATATCGTTGTAGGGTAGAAACTGAAATACCATATTTTTGAGCTGTTTCAAGCAATGTATGGCGCCCTTGTAAATAGAACTCAACAATGGCTGCCTTATTAGGCTTTTCACGACCACTAAAATAGCATTGACAACTCTTGCAATACCAATACGAGGAACCACGTTTAACTCCTTTGCGGATTACATCATGAGAACCGCATTTCTGGCACTTTTTTTATGATGATTTTCCATTATAGCATTATAAACACCTGCAAAGGTATGAAAAAGAGAGCATTTTGCCCCCTTTCAGGAGTACATTTGACCATTAAGCCGGAAATTTCATCTAATGACATATTAATGCCAGCCGAAGACAATTGTTTCTGTGCTTCCTGCTTTACTTCGTTAAGCCTCAATGCTTCGGTGGCTTCCTGGTTTCGGGCAACATTTAGCCTTTCTTGTGCATCTGCCGCTTCTTTAAGCCTTCTATTATGTTCTCTTGTCTTTTCTCCTATGAAGTTCCAAATACCTTGTTGTTTGCCGAGTTCTTCGTCGATAGCATTTATTTTTTCAGAAACGACCTGCATTTGGTCGATAGGAAGATTTCCACTGCTTAAAAGGTCCTGTAATTGGTCTCTTAATCCCAGCAAGTAGTCTTTCGTATGACCCTGCAAATCAGAGAAAATGCCATTCCAATCAATACTTGTGTTTATATTGTCTTCTTTGGCTTTTTCTATCTCCTTATCACGCTGCATCTGTAAAGTGGCTTTTTCTCCAACAGATTTAGCGTTTTGCATTTTCTCTTCGTACTCTTTTGTAATAGCAAGTTTCTTTTCCTCGAATGAACCGTACTCTTTAAGATAACTATTTAATGCATCTACTTCTTCCTGCTGCCATTTTTTGCGCTGTGCGGTATATTCTTTATCCGCCTTACTTATCAACGATTGTAAGTAACTTTCCTGGTCTGTGGTGAGCTTTATCTCCTTGTAACTCTTTTTACCCTCTTCGGTGTCAGAATAAACTTTTGTTTTGTCAGTGTTTTTATTATCCCAATCTCTCTTATTTTCGTCATATTTTGCCTTACGTAGGTCATCAGCTTCCTTGCGTACTTGTCGTATTGTCTTATCATATTGCAGCTGGTAAGCGGCACGTTCTTTCTCTCCTGCATCAGTGATTGATGCAATACGTTCTTCTTCTTTTGCTTCAGCTGCTTTTATAGCATCTTCTTCTTCCTTATTTTTTCTTGTTACATTAGATTCAAATACATACTCTCTTTTTTTTGCTGCTTCCTCTTCTGCTTTGTTGGCTTCTGTGGCTCGTTTCTTCGCTTCTCTTTCAGCCTGCTTCTGCTTTCTTTTAGCCTCTGCCTCTGCTTTCTTTTTTTCTTTTTGAGATGTTTTAATCTCTTGCTGTGTAGTACTGCCACTTAGGGATTTGTACGCTTGTTCCGCATCTTCGTATTTTTTCTTTGCCGTTGCAACATCAGACACCGAACCTCTTTTTTTCGCTTTCTCGTATTCAGCCTTAGCTTCTGCTGCTTTTTTTCTTGCATCTTTAACCGCCTTAGTCCATTTAATATTATTTTCTTTTTTTGTCGGTTTTATTCCATAAGCTATTTCATTCTTCTCTTCTTTGGAGATGCCATTCATAGCGGCAAATTGGTCCAGTGCTTCATCTGCTGATACCTGCGTTTGCCTCATATAATTGGCATCAGAGATACCACTTGTAGAAAAAAACGAACTATGTATGGGTCTTATCATACTGCGAACTGTAGTCTTTTTCCCATTGAAGATTATCCGTTGGTCAAGTCCACTCCCTGTTGCAGCATATTGGTTTACAAATCTCATCAACAGATTAGCTGTTTGTTGCCCATAAGCTCTAGCCAAAGCACCCCAAAGTTCTCCTCTTCTTTTTTGTATATCATCTTGCGCTGCCGCTGTGTTCTTGTCGTAGAATTGCTTTAACTGTCGTGCGGCTACACTCTTGCGAATTGCAGCTGTCAGTCTGTCGTATGAGGACGTCAATGTACCTGTACGGTCAATCTCGGCTGCAAGTCTACTGTCATATTGCCCATATTGTTCAATAATAGCATCTTTCGCTGCCTTCCATTGCTTAGTACCTTTCTTTGCCTGTTCTAATTCTGCTCTTAAGCCATTAAGCTTGTTTATTTCAATTTCAGCTGACCTTGCCACATCTCTATTAGCCTCGTCTAATCTGTCTTGTGCTGCTGAAGTGGCATCAGCCCTCTTTGAAACTTCCCATACTGCCATTCCAAATGCAGCGATGGCTGCCGCTGCAAGAACATAAGGATTAACAAGCAATGTAGCATTTAAAGATGCTACTTGTTTTTGTAATATACCCGTAACTACACTTAAAGATGTCGTTCCTGCTATTGATGCTGCACGTGAGATTACCATTGCCTTTTCGAGTGCGATATTCAAGATTAACCCTGTGCGATACACTCCGTATGTAAGTATTAGACCTTCGAGTATCTTTCCTATTGTTTCATAGTTTTCTACGAGGAAAGTACCTGCCTGCACGGCTTTCATTACGACACCTTCACCTTTCTTTCCTATCTCATTGAACATATTATCAAAGCTCTCCTGCAACATTGAAATCTGCCCGTTGAGCGTCTTTGCGCCCTCTGATGACATACCAAAGAACTTACCTCCTGCCGATGTAGCAGATATAAAGGCATCCTGCACCATCTTTGAAGTGATAGCACCTTTCGACATCTCGTTTTTGAGTTCACCGATAGATTTACCCGTCTTGCGAGCGATTTCCTCAAGCGGGTTGAACCCAGCATTGACCATTTGCATGAGGTCCTGTCCCATCAACTTTCCTGCACTACTCATCTGTGAGAAAGCAAGTGCAAGAGAGTTGAATTTACCAGTATCGCCCATAGAAATGTCGCCTATAGCCTTTAGATAGTCTATTGACTTTTCCGCCTCTATTCCAAAGGAAGTCATCATCTGTACCGCACCGACCATATCCTTTGTATTAAGCGGAGAAGCAAGAGCATACTCTTTAATTTGTCCCATTAAGTTATCAAGTCGTTGCTGACTACCACCTAATAAGACCTTAAGAGAAGTCTCCATACTCTCAAACTCACCTCGTACGGAGATTATATGGCTTGCAAGTTCCTTTAGCCCCATACCGCCTATCACCATGCCGCTAATAGACTTTAATTTGCTTGTCAGCAAATTCATCGTATCTGCAGTTCCTCCGCCCTCTTCTCTAAGTAAAGCATATTCATCACGGAGTCTTTTTACTGATAAACGTGCAGTAGCTTGTTCTTGGGTAAGGTCAAATAAAGCGTACTTCTGCTCTGCAAGTGCATCTTTCGCTTCTTTCAGCTTTGTAGCTATTGGAGAAATAGAACGCTCATATTTTCCCATTGAGCGATATTGTTCTGTAAGTGTCCTAATCTCTTCTTTGGTGTCTGCGATAATCTTCTTTTGCTTTATTATCTCTTCTGCAAAATGATTTACACTTTGCGATGCGTCAAAAATCTTCTTTTTGAAGTCTCCCTCGATAACAGCGGATGCCTGTGCGATTCTACCCGTTACGCTGTTTAACTCTTTAGAAGTTGTCTGTAGTTTATCGTTGAGATTATTAAAGGAAGTAGGATTCTGAATAGCATCAGTATTCTTTATTTCCTGCTTTAACTTATTAATCTCATCTCTTAATTTTTGGACTTTCTCCCAATCTGCTTGTATCTCGAATTTTAACTTTGCCATACCTATTTATTTCGTCTTCTGTTTGCGAGTTCCTTTCCACTTATTTTCCTTACCACATCTCCCACTGCTTCGTGTTGCTTGTCTCGCTGCATAACGACAAGATTTCGGTATGGAATTTGATTAACCACTTCATCGTATGTTAGATGCAAGCTATCTATAAACGATGCTATTTGCCCTAAAAGGGTCTTATTCCCGACTATTTCGGTGTTGCTGCCAGTAGGCTTGCGTTCTTCGTCAAACTGACAGCTTTCAAGAAAGGGTCTATCCCTATCATATCAAATACAGATAAAAGTGCATCTATAACCTCTGCCATAGTACCTTCAGAGAGTTCCTCTGAAATACTTAAGTCTCCTTTAATAAACCAAGAGAGCGCACGTGAATAGGCTTCTGCATCTTTACCCGATAATATCATATCTTTCAACGTCCCATCTTCCTTAAATTCTATATCACTCAAATTTAAAATAGCCCCAGCGATTCGTTTTATAGTGGGAGACGGAACAGGGTATGCCTTGCCATTTACATACACAATGGCATAATCATTTCCAGTTATTGCACCTGATACTAATTTACTTGCTCTACTCATAAATGAAAAATAAAAAAAGGGCGGAGGTGGTCTTTTTGCCACGTTCCACCCCGATGTTATCCTGAAACCTTACCCTATGCCAAAGCCTTAACCTCTGACTCGTCAAAGTTATACTCTGATGATACGCCATCAACAATAGGAACCTGAACAAGACCTTTGACTGCAATAGCGATAGCCTTGTCGGTGTTTGCCTCACGTGCTACAATCTGACAGTTAGGGAAGATGAACCATACATCATCTTCAGTCAGACAGAATAGAGCCTTTTTGATGACAACCTTGTCAGTAGCTCGCTTCCAACCTACAATGTCATCTTTGTCAGCACCTGCACCGCCTTTCTTGATGACTTCACCACCCATAAGAGCAGCTTTGGCAGCGTAGTCATACTGACCGATTGAGAACTGAGGGGTAATCTCTCCTTGAGTGGTGTCATAGCGGTATGCTTGACCCGTGAGCTGGTTCTTGTATGGAGTAACGGAAGCCTCGCTCTCTTCAATGTTCCATGTTTCGCCATGCACGTTCAGCACCTCATTCTTAGCTGTCTTAGCAGCCTTGATGATTATACTTGCACTTGCTGCGGTAAGGTCATTCTTGATTACGGAAATGTCAGCATAAAAAATCTTCTTAATGCCGACAGCTGAAATTTTTCCCATATTTACGTTACGTTTAATGCGTTAAACAATATTCTACAATTAATAAAATGGCACTTCAAAGCAGTGTCCGCTTCAATGTGGATAGTATCTATCTCATAGTTGTACCTTGTTCCATCAAACTCATCTGTTACGCTTTTGAAGAGTTTCTTTGCCTTTCGCTCCAACTCTTTTAATCGAAGTGTATTGGCAATTTTCACCCCCAAATCTGGAACACACAGATTGACTTCACAAAAACACTTCTCCCAATACTTGCTCGGGGTCTGTCCTTTCACGTGGATAGTAATGCGTTCATCTTTCAACTCCCCATTAATGGTTTTGCCGAAAGGAACTATCCCTATCCCAAACGCCTTGCAATCTCGGTAGAGAATATCTGCTATGTCAGTAGTTACTATCATTCAAACATTTCTTTTAGTTTCTTCTCTGCTCTCAATGCTGAACCGCTTAAAACTTCAAATCCCTTTGCCTCGACATAGGAGGCGTAAGGAGCGGTATTCTCTAATGTCAGTCCGTCTTTGTCTACATCGTATGTGTTGGACGTTCTCAAAATAAGAGTGTGGTCTTGGTATGTGCCGCTTTCCTCTGCATCCTTAACGGCTGCATCGCCCACGTCTATCATTCCTTTCTGAACCTCCCATTCTACATCATCAAAGAATTGGTCTACATCAGAGAAATCACTATCTATAACCATAATTCAGAGTTATTGAAATAGTTAGCGTTCTTTACAATGTAAACCTTACCTTCTCCTCGTACGCTTTCCCCTTCAAGACATCTTACCTCTGTACCTGCTTTAATATCGACATTCATCTCACATACTACGTGGAAATTAGGTCTGTATACCTCACCATTAGGAGAGTTAAACTCTTTTGTTGTGTTATCATCACAACGGCACTTACAGAGTGTTACCCACTCTTCACCTCCCGTGTTAGGGATTGGGTGTCCGTATTCGTCCTCTTGGAGTGGTGTAAACCTTTTAACCTGCAATATGTGGGGTGCAAATATCATAAGATGCGTATCTTCGGTTTATTGTCGTTGAGTTCGTCCTTCAATCCGTACTTCTTACAAAGGAGAGAATAATAGTCCTTTACGCCTTGAGTGTTCCACGACATAGAGAAACCGCTCTCATTGATAGAAGTAGGACGAAGCAAAAGGGAAGGAATAAATCGGGCAATAGCAACAGATATGGAATCTACGTTATCACTCATCACATCATCATCTATTGCTACTTTCGCATTGAGAGACATATCTAACAAGTCAGCCTCCGACACTTGTATGCCGAAAGACAGAAACTTGCTTGATATGTATTCCTTGACGTTCATTAGCCTAATTTGGAAAGGTCTGCGATAGCCATCTTATTAGGAATATTGATGTCGGGGATAGCCTCGAAACCATACTCCATAAAACGCCCCTCGTCAGTTCGTTTAGATGAGATGAAACCTCTGCCATCTTCAATTTCTTGATAGGCACGACCATCATTAACCTTGTCGGTCATTTCGTAAGGCTTCTTCCAACGCATAAAGCCAAGTTTGGTATTATCCGCCATCATAGGCAAGAATGAAATCTTGTCATCTGGGACGGCATTTACCATTTCACTCTCTGATGTTTGGATATACTCATCCTTGATACGGATTCGCCACGGCATGCCTACTGATTCGATAAGGCGGTTTACCATATCGGGAGTAACGATGCCACCTGTATTGAACTCCATATCACCAAACTTCATCGTAAATTTGCTTTGGAACTCCTTAGACGAAGCGATACGATTATTAAATGTGTGGCGATTCATTTCGGCTGTTGCGAAAAGCATACCCTTTGAACGTACCTTATCCACGAATTCCGTTTCAAGCCAAGAAAGGATGTTGTCCTTGTCGGCAGAAGCGGCTGTCTTTGTGTAGATAGGCAATTTTACTGTATCTACTGATACGCCCTGCTTGTTAGCCTTTCCATTTACCTTAGTAGAACCATTGAAACGCAAATCCCCCAACATAATATCAAGACGTTTCATAGGAGCAAGCATACATTGACGTACGTCATCAACCAAGAAGTTCACAATCTCGTCCATCTTAGCCGAAATAGCATCGGTATTGCTCGACTGAATGCTCAACGTGTTATACTCCTCTATAAGCCATGTAAGACGTTCAAGACGAGTATTGTCCATTTGGTAAGCGTCGCCTAAGCAAGCCACCTCACCAAAACCACGTGTGAGAGCATGGCGTTTTCTGACAGGCTTCCCTGCATATCTGTCAATAACTGTACCTGCGATGACACCCACCTGTGTACCCATATAAGTCTTGAAAGAACCATCGGGATTAGTTCTCTCATAAACAAGGTAGTCTTTCCAAAATACCTTGTCAAGTTCGCCCATAGTAACAATAGAACGGTCTATCACCGCTTTGAGGAACTTAGGGCTATTCAGTAATGAATCTATTGTTAATAACATATATTCCTCTTTTTTTTAGATAAACATGAAACGTCCTGTGAGAGCCGCCTTATCTTCCTCTGTGAAAGGAATGTAAAGGTTGTCCTCAACGATTGAAAATGCACGACCAACCAATGCAACGGTATTCTCTTTTGCCAAGTTGCGCCAACCGAATGAAGCGAAGTTAGCTACATTCTTAGCCTTAGCGTCAGATGCACTCTTTGCCTCGGGAAGTACCTTACCAACTTCCAAATCAGCCTTTGTCGCTTCTTTGGTGGTAATTGTATCATAATCCTCATTAGAAGTGTCCACCGACTTTACAGTGATAACATTTGTCCCGTCAGAGAGTAACGTGCCCACATTGATGAAGTCCGCAAAAGGACATTTAGCAATCTTGATGGTAGTCGCTCCTGTGGTAGCCTTTTCTACTACCTTGACACGAATGCACACTACCGCCTTGCGCTCTACCTTATCACGATAGATAGGCGTAAGTTCGGGCAACCATCCCTTATTAGGGAGATTACTCATGTCTAAGTCCATACCACCATCTGTGAGGCGATATAGAGATTTCTCGTCGCAAACCTCCCTTTCGATAGGAGGCGTGGATTCAAACTTAATTCCTGCTGCCATAATGATTTACTTTTTTTCGTTTTCTGTTTTGATAGCCTCGGTTCGCTTATTGACGCCATCCAAAAGACTATCCATATCGTCTTTGTGTTCGTGGTTTCCCTCTTCGGGAGACTTTGCGAACTGGAATCCACCATTCTGCATCTCCTGCTTCACGTCCGTGAAGTACTGATTAAGGTCTACATCATCAGCGATTTGCTTTCCTTTATAGACATATTCAGGGATACCGAATGATTTTGCCACTGCTGCAATCTGTTGGTTGCGAATGTTTGCCTTTTCTTTTGCGTCCATTGCAGCTAACTTCTCGCTCAATGTCTTGTTAGAGTCAATAAGACTTTGCGCCCACGCTGGCACTTGTTCCGTTGGATTTGATTGTGGAGTCGGTGTTGGTAGTGGGTCTTGTGGCTTTGGTTCCTCGATTGGCTTTCCGTCCTTGATGTTGTGCTTCTTCTCGTAGTTGGAAACTGCGGTTTTCTGCGCACCATCAGCCCGATAGTCGCCATAGCTTGTTAGTACGTCTTGAAAGGAGATACCCTCAACGATAGAGTTTACCTTGCTCTCGTCCGTTACTCCTTCAGCTTTCTTGCTTGCAATGCGCTGAAGTGTGGCATCCTCAACCCCTTGAAATTTGGTTTTAAGTCCTGCCAAAATTTGTTCGTAAATGTTCATACTTTATAAAGTGTTATCCTGAAACAATCTTTTGCAACAAAGATACACATTATGAAAGGGAGATTTGTGTTTTTCTGTAGCTTAGAAATGACAATAAAACGGTTGTAAGAAAAAGCCGCCTATACTCACGTACGGACGGCTGAAATAATACATAAACAGTTATATAATGAAGCTATTCTTGCGTTTGCGATGTTGGATGAGTTTCCTTTTTCTCCTCTTTGATTTGTTGTAATTCGTCTTGTAACTCGCCATAGTTTGAACAGAAACTTACACCGTGTTCCATTGACCACACACCACCACTGACGGCAGCAGCAGCGGTTTCGACCTTATCACGCTCGCTATCAATCATGAAAGGAACAATCTCTGTTTCGATATTTATCGTCTTACTTGCAGCTTCGAGCGATGTGTTCAGCGTGCCAATAGCAGATGTGAGGAAATTAACTCTTCGTTGGAAAAACTCTCCCAATTCCTCTGCGTGGTTCTGTACTGCCATGTGAGCAGCCATAAAGACATATCGGAATGCCGTACCGCTAAGTGCATTGCCCGTGCCTTTGAGTTGGTCGAACGATATGCGAGGGGTGTTCGTTAGTCCGTATATCTGATTAAAGTATGTTTCTATCTCCACCTTGATAGGGTCGGAGGATTGATTCCATGTGAGGTATTGTGCATTTGCACCGTCCCCCGTTAATTGCATCATTCTGTTTCTTGCATCACCGCTCAAATTGTCGGGTTGCAACTCACCAAAGAGCATAAGGAGAGGAAAGAAATGATTATCAATACAATCCGCATAGCCACTCAAACACTTCTCTAATCGGACACGTAACTGCTTAATCTTTGCGCATAACGGCTCGGGACGAAAAGCATACATAACGGGGAGTTTCTGGAACTGATGCGCAAACGTGCGTTCTACATTCTCTGACCATGTCTTATCAAGTTCCCACTGATACACCTTATCTGCGGTAATAGTCATGAATACGGTGTGTTCGTTGCCGTCTAAGTCTTTCTTCTTGTATTCACGGGAGAAAGCTATCATGTTGCCGTTATCGTCAAAGAAAGGATATAATGTATCACCGCGGAAAGGCGACCATATTTGCGACCTTAACTGATACTCTGGTACTTTATTTCCAAAGAGGGATGCAATTCTGCGCTTTAGCTGCGCCCAAAAGCCATCATCTTTGACAACATACCAATACTCCGCCACTTCCTGCTCTGATAACCACGAACGGACTAATTTGCGGTTTTGAAATTTCAGTTTATTCTTCTTGAATACCTGCTTGATGGTTTTAAACATATTCTTTTCTCCGTCATCTTCGGGATTACAGTCAAGCGTGGGTTCTGTACCTACACAAAAGGCGGTATGGATATTTACTATATCCTGCTCAATAGGGAGTGCAATACGATTAGGCTCTTTCATTTCGTATTGCGCAGGGATATGTGTAGTCTTTTTGCTCTCGGGGTCAAACTTATCCTCTTCCATCTTTACAAGGACTTTAATCTTCTTGTAAAGTTCTGGGTTCATGATGTCGTGTTTCTTCATGTCCCAATCAGCAAGGTTTGATGATGTGTCGGGGAGAGGATTGCGCCTGCCCTTCTTGAGATAGCTAATCTTCTTATCAATGTCCTCAAGTGCGAGGATGTCATCTAATGTCTTTATCATATTGTTATCCTTTCTTATTAGGTGGGAACACTTTTCTAATATTTACTGCATAGTCTTTCATATTTGCTGCGGCATCTTTGAAAGTACATGCCATATTTTCTCCTGTACGTAAAACAAGGTTATCCATACGCTACTATTGTTTTATAATTCTAAACACCTTCCCGTGATGTTTTTCCAACCCTTTCATATACTCAAAGGCTACATGTGGGTGGTTTGATGCAAAAACATCACGGAAATTGAATAAATCTTTTGTCTGAACTATATACATATCGTTATCCTATTTATCGAGCGAAAGCTGCTGCCATGTCGCCCTTTGGTTTCAAAATCTTTCCTAATAGTTGCCCAAGGACATAATAGCGAACCGCATCTATGCCGTGGTTATACTTGTCTATTGGTTGGTTGATATAATTGCCGTCCTTATCAGTGTCCCATACATACTTTCTGAACTCTGTACGGAGGTTATATGACCGCTCTGTAACAAATATATGGTCAAAGGATAGCATCTTGTCTATTCCTGCTATGATAGAGTTACCACTCTTATCTACGGGATATATTTTTATACCTGCATTGTGTATCTCTTGTATCAGTCGGGGGTCTGCACTCTCGGAGAACACCTTTAATCCGCCATAGCGTTTGAGTTCCTTTGCAATATCAGATGACAACATACCCGTGCGATAGAAGATTTCATCAAGATACAAGTCGTTATCGATGATACCACATAGTATTCCTGCGCTCGGGTCATGGGTAAATCCAAAGTCATCACCGATAGCAACCTTCTTGCACCATTTCGGGAACTCCTTAACAACTCCGATTTTCTTAAATACTGCACCTTCTGCCACGTCTGCCCACCTGCCCATAGCGATATGGGCGTACTTCTCGGGGTCGTTCTTCTTTAACTCCTCCATTTCTCTCAAGAACTCGGGAGAAAGATTTGGAAGATTATCCAAATATGTCGTATGGATATGCAACACGTTCGGGTGGGTGCTTATCTGAACAGGCACACCATCATACATCACCTCCTTATGGGTATTCTCTAAAAATCGCTTATAAACCCAATGGTTATTGTCCGTAGGGTTCATAATGATGATAATTCTGTTCTGTATTCCTTTCTGACGAATAGAGAGCATAATTGTTTCAAACTCTCGCTCTGATACCCACTCCTCCGCCTCGTCTACTACAAAGGTTGTAACGCCGTGAATAGATTTCAACTTTGCCGTTTGATTTCCGCTTGATGTCTTAATACCCCTAAACATCACTGCACCACCACTGCGGAGGTTCTTTACATCTGTTTTAGTGTGCGTGTACCATTTCGAGTTTCCATCAAGTTCCACCTTCTCCATAAACTCGGGGATAACAGATATTGAAGCCGATACCATAGTGTAACGAGTATAGAGTATCTGATGAACTATCCGCTTTGCTGGAGTAGGATGTTTTACCTCAAACAACAGACGCTCAATGAAAGTGGAAACATTGAAACTCTTTCCACTTCCTCTACCCCCTGTAACAAGAATGATAAACTTGTCCTTGTTATGGTATAACGGAGCATATATCTGTTGAGGGGTTATTCTATTCATTTGTATTGTCGGTCATCCATTTGTCAATGTCGATACCATTCTCGGAGTACAAAGCATCTTCATCGTCTTGTTTCTTCTCCATCTTACGCCATGTCGGGTCATGATGATAGAGTAGGGTTGCGATAGCCTGCATATTAGGAGGTAACTCTATTTCGGACTCTTGCACCACTGCTTTATCCGTCAGCGTTACCCAGCCTGTACCACCGCAATAGGGGCATTTCTTATCTGCCCCCATACACTCGCACTTATCTTGTACGAACTTAACTATCCTTGATTTTGTCTTCTTGCCACCTATCGCACCTTTGATGTATGTACCACGAAGCAAAGCTACAATTCTTGTCCGTCCATGTGTTAAGACCCTATTGATTTCTGTCCCTCTGCGCTTGTTTTCCTCATCGTTCCAACATTGATAGTTACCGTTCTTCATAGAGCCAAACACATCTGCGGATAGGTTGAGTTCATTCGCAATCTCGCTATCCGTGTATCCGTTCATTGCAAGCTGCTCTATGCGCTTGTAGAAGTCTGGGCTGTCATAGTCGTGTTTTGGTTTTGCCATATCTTTTAACGATTATAATTTGCTTTTATCGAATATTCTCTTTACCTTTGCAATGTAAAGTCGTTGAAATGAGAGAGTAGCACCGTAATCGGGTTAGCAAATCATTTTGGCGGCTTTGTTTTATGCACATTCTTTATCTCCACATCGAATGTATTCTGGTCTATTATTGCATAAGGTTTAAATTTGCCAGTGCTTTTTATTTTCCTCATACACAGATAACTATTTGCACCAAGGCTTCTGTTATAATATGCAAAGAAAGCAGTTTCTGGGTGTTTGCCCTCTATAACATTTCTCCACCCTACAAATTTGGATTTTCGGATGTAGCTTACTATGTCCATCGCCAAAGCATTTTTGATTGCATTGAATTTGTTATCTGCCGTATTCTTGCTGACGATAGTTTTCAAGTCAGACTTTGTGATTTCGACATCCATTTTTATACCTTTGGTTATCGTGAATAATTTAGGACGCCCCACAAGTTTATCAGCCAACTCCATAACTCTGTTGCGCAATCTTTTACTTTCTTTGTAATAATCCCTTTTATTGCCTATGCCATATATGTCTATTCCCTCACCATTCATTCTGTTAAGAGTGTTTCTATCTTCTCTGAGAACACTTCCCCTTTGAGGAACTTCTCTTCGGGGTTAAAGCCGAACTTCTCACAAAATTCCGCCTTTGCCTCCCAATTGTCGAATGATAGCATAAGGTAAGCGTTCATATTTGCAGCTGCCTTTGTAGCGGCTTGTTTCACTTCTTCTTTTACTTGCTTCATGTGAGCAACCTTTTCCGCTCTCTCGGCTTGCCGTTGTGCTACTTCTGCTTGATGCTGTTCTTGCACGGGTTCCATAAGGTCGCCTAACTCACCTACGATGTTATTTTCTTCCTCTGTTTGAAAGTTGAAATCCACACCGATAATATCGAGGTCTTGTTCTGATAGTCCTGCATCTTTGTAGTCAATATCAGGAATAAGCTCACGGATAGTATCGTAATTCCACTCGCCCTGGGCTGATGGGTTGTTGAGAAGTATAAGAAGCTCTTTCTCTTCTTTCTCCTCAACATCTATCAAGTCCACTCGGATAGGATAGTTATTATCCTTTGTTTCGGGATTGTACTTTTGGAGTTCGTCCATGACCGAAAGCCGTTGATGTCCGCTTACAAGTGTATATCCTGTTCGCTTGTTCACCACAATGCCTCCGACCATGCCGAACTTCTTTATACCACGTTTGAGAGCCTTGCGGTTCTCTTCAGGAATAGTACGAGGGTTCTGCTCGTGAAGTTTAATTTGCGAGCGTAGAAGTTCCACGCTCTCTGATGTGAAGTATTTGTTATCCATCTGACTTGTCTCTTTTACTTGTTATCCTGTTACATTGCCTTTTGAACGAGTTTTATTAGACAGCATATTATTTCTCGCTGATATAATTCTATTATAATTCCTAATAAAACTATCATAGCTTTGTTGTCTGTTTACATTTCTCCTTATCAACGAACCTGCACGGTTTATAATTCCACTATATTGTCCTGCCTGTGTACTGTTAGGACTTATCGATGAATTATAATCTAAAGTTCTTCTTGAAACGCGTCTTGCCATAATTATTCTTTGTTATCCTGTTTATAATTTTCTTCAAATAAAATTCTCTCGCTCATTGGAAACACTTTGTATATCTTCTCTAAGTCCTGCGGATAGTGCTCGTTAAGCCATGTGAAGCAATCTATGTTAAAGCCAATTCCATTGCTTGCCTTGTTACCGTATAAAACTGGTTGTGGTAAACGCTTCATACGCATATATGCTTTAACGTCTTTCTGCGTCCACGATGCAAGCGGATAGACTAAGCCGTTATTCTCATACTCGTTAGCTTCATAGCCTTTAAGCATAAGGTTTCGGTTCATGCCGTCCGCTTTCTTCATGCCTAAGAATGTATAATACGCCCCTGTCTTTAACCTCACCGCCTTAATCACATCAGCGAGTTTCAGTAGCTTTACTTTCGGATTAGGAACGCAATACAGACCGCCACGAAGAATATAAGTTAAATTCCAATGAGGAACTTGTATAAACTCTACCTTTGGATATTTCTTCTTCACCCACCTTATCCAACCATTAATGTGGTCTAAGTCCTTAACGAAGTACATAAACACACATACAACTCTTTCAAAGCGTGGATAGACTAAATCCAAAGTAACGAGCGAATCCTTGCCAAGAGAACACATAACGATGCAAGATGACTGCTTTTCAGCCACCCTGCATATTACGTTATGTGCTTCTTGTAACTTGTTCATACACTAGCCGTTACTCATTCCAAACGCAGCTCTCACATCTCTGTATCGCTGATTTCTCGTACCGAATTTACTTGCCGTTTTCTTTGCGGCACGCATTTCTGATGAATTGCGGTAGTTGCCTTTGTAGCCTCGTGCAAATTTGCCATCTGTGCCACGTACAGATACGGTACGCACATTGCGATTAATTCCGACACGATTTTTGCTTACTCTTCTTGCCATAATCTAATACCTATTGAGATTACACTTTCTTCGACTTGTCTCTTATATTGTGTGAAAGTACTTTACCCAAATCAAACACTACTTGCTCGGCTACCCATACAAGTGGATTGCCATCTTTGTCCCTGCCATGTTCGTAAGTGATAGGCTCGTTATTCTCATCTACGAATATCTCGCAATGAGCACCCACAACCTCTACAAGTGCATTATCTCTGTCTTTGTTGTAGCCAACATAGAACTGAATGGCATCATACTTGATAGGCTGCGCATTGCCGTCTGCATCTTCTACTTCGTAGCCGTCTTCATCAAGCTGTAATAGCTTTTTGATAGTTGTAGGGCGAACCTCACGAAATTCTTGCACTTTACGACCTGCAAGGATTGCATCGAAATACTTTTGTTTGATGATAAGATTTAATACTTTCATACGACTTTTCTCTTTTTTAATGTATCACAAAGATACTGTTTAACATTATTATATTTAGAAATAATCCGTCCATTAAAGCCACAACGGGCGGATTGTTGCAAAATCATTGTGAGGCGGTGGTTAGCCGCCTCGTTACCTTTATAGATTCATGAATTTTTCTCTACCCGTAACCTCTTTAAGGTTGAAGAAATCGGCCTTAGCAACTCTTCTTCTGCGTGCTCTATTTCTCTCTATGTCTTCGATAGAAGATTGGTTCAAAGCCTTGCTAAATGCTGCGAGAACATCTGCGTCTGTGAAAGCGTCTGCATTCATAATCATATATTTAATTGTTATTACTTTGTTTTTTAATCACGTTGCAAAGATATTACTTTTATTTGATAAAGTATATACTAAATAGGGTTTTAACAAAAGATTAACGTTTGAATAAGTATATACTAAAAAGCGTTAAACAAAAGTCATATATTTGCTTTTGAAAAAACATATACCTAACTTTGCAACATCAAACAAAACAAATAAAAGAAAGGTGAGACACACCAAAAAACTGTAACAATAAAATGAAAAATTTAACTCTAAATACTTTCAAACTTAAATATACAAAAACAGTAGGTAAACAAGGACACGAAAGAACAAAGAAAAACACAAAGTATCGCAGAACTTTCGGTAATATGCCAGTAGTGCAGGCATACGCACAATATAAGGCTGAACACGATGCAAGAATGGCTAAATATGATGAGTTAGAAAAAAAGATTTCTAACTTTGAGAAATATCTTATTTCTCAAAACGCACGCTTCACACAAAGCAATAAGAGCGAAAGCCGCTACTATTATTATAACGGCAAAAAATATCGCTTTAGTGCGCATGTTTACCCAACAGGCTCAATGACAAATGAATTGTTGGGCGTGGTTGATTTGTGCGCCGATAAGGAATTGATAAACGAAATAGAAAAAGAATTAAATATAACATTATAAAATATGGATAAATACATTATACAACAAAGCAGTACCCACCCTAACAAGTGGGTACTCACCGACACCACAAACAAAATTGTGGTTACGTTTGAAGATGGTGCTTTTAATAGCACGCAAAAGGTTACAATGTTAGATGATACCCACCTAACAGCTAACGAACTCGCAAAAGTAATGCGAGAGTTAGGCGAATGGGTGATACGCTACCATAGTAGCAAGTGCTTTAATTCGCCATACGGCATAGAGTATAGCGAAGATGATGCAAAGATGTATTTGTATCGTCGCAAGTCTCCAAAGTGGCGTTTAGAAATACAAGACAACATAGACAAAAAAGAACTTGCCGACAGCTTGAAGAAAGCAGCTGAATGGCTTAAAAAACGGTAGATATGGCAGGAGCAAAAGGTAAAAGCGGAGGAAAGAGAATAGGTGCAGGGCGACCTGCGATTACTGGCAAAGCATATAATTATAAGGCTGATAAAGATTTAATACCTATTCTTGATAAACAGGAGAATAGAAACAGATTCATTAATGATGCTGTAAGAGAAAAGTCCGAAAAGGAAGGACTACTCTAATATTTTATTGACCTTTAGGATTAGTTCGTCCACGCCTTGACGAAAATCTGAATAGGTGGTGTAAAGTACCATTAACTCTGTACAGGTCGCTGAAATAACGCTTGCGCAGGTTACTTTGGTAGCTTTGGTTATGGCACGTCTAAGCCCCTGCGGCATCTTACCACCAAAGAATTTATTAGGAGAGTAAAGGTAAATGACAACGAATATAAACTCTTTGCGGTCGTTTACCTTTATTTCTTTGCCCTTTAATTCCTCGAATACTTTGTAAATCTTTGGAATGAGATTTAAGTCTTTCAATTTAGGAGATGTGGCAATCTCATTATCTACTATGGCTTGACGGAGAGTCGTGCGTGCCTTTTCTATCCTCTTGATTGTTTCTATTATATTTTCCATTTTTACTTTTCTACAAAAATAATACAAAGAATACGCTTCAGGGAATAACTATTACGTAACAATTCGAGGAATAAAATAATAAAAGCCAAATTCAGTGTGTTGTTCAGTGTGTTGTTCAGTGTGTTGTTCAGTGTGTTGTTCAGTGTGTTGTTCAGTGTGTTGCTTTTAATTTTTCACCTTTGTAAAAATCTAATATAAAGACAATTACAAAGGTGTTCAGTGTGTTGTTCAGTGTGTTGTTCAGTGTGTTGCTATACTTTTAGAACGTAATCTAAAAGTTTTACATTAGCATCGTTTATGTGGCTAAAATCCTTTTTAATGTATAGTTCCGTTATCTTCAATGATTGGTCAGTGTGGTTTAGCATATCATTCACTATATACTTGCTTATTTTCACGTCATTTACGGCAATCGTAGCCATAGAATGCCTGGCAGCATAGAATTGTAGACGCTCAATGCCAATTTCTTTACCTATATCCTTTAGTCCAATGTTTATCGCACGGTTGAAACTCTCCATAGTTGCAAACCTCTCATAGAAGTTAAATACACGCTCTTTACCCTTGTATTTCTCAATTAGCGGTTTGATATAATCTGTTATTTTCACTTGTATTTCAGCCTTATCTCTCCGCCTATCTTTTGTTTTCATGCGGTCATATACTATTGTATTCCCATCGATTTCGGTGGCATTAAAGAGGTCAGCAGAGTTCATTCCCATAAGGCAGAATGAAAGACGAAAACAATCTAATGCTAAATCATGACGGCTGGACTTTCCTTTTACCTTGATATTGTCATAGGGTAGGGCGAATATTCTCCGTATTGTTTCTACGTCTAATGCTCGTTTTTCAGCTATGTTCTGCTCTACTGGTTTATATCTGTCTAAGGAGTGCTTAATTCGGATAATATCATTATCTTCATCATTATAATACTCCCTTGCAGCGTTGAATATTGTTTTGATGCAGTTAGGGTATAGAGATTGCGCCCTTTGACGGTCTTTTAATGTGTTCTCAAAGGCTTTCATTGTCTTAACGTTGATTTCCTCACAGAGGATATTATCACGCCCTACAAAGGAACACAAAGCATTCAGAGCCGTTTTGTAGTTCTTTATGCCTTTAATGGTTGATTCCTCAATCCATTTTGCTGCAAATTCCGTGAATGATACCCCTTTATTTTCTTTCTTTTGTCGGATATAGGAAACGATGGTATCGATGTCTATGTCGTTAAATTCAAGGCTTAATTCGCTTAATCTATTCCTATATTCTTTTATTATATCATTGCACCTATCGAGTATATTTGCATTTTTTATCTTGAATGAAGCTGTAATATCCTTTTTAGTGATATACATCGTGGTAGGAATGTATCTTGTTTTATTAGTGTGAGTAAACCGAATGTGTACACTCCACGTTTTATCGCTTCGCATTCGGTTTTTAAATATAGTTGGTTTGAAAGTTGCCATATCTGCTAAAAGTCTGCTAAATGTTTTTGTTATTACTTGTGAGGAATATATACTACTTGTAATATTCTTATATTGTAGAATTAGTGTATAAAAAAAGCGAAAATCCTTTTTTTTATTGGATTTCCGCTTGTTTTTTATGGGGTGGAAGGTGGGACTCGAACCCACGACATTCAGAACCACAAGCGGAATATTTTGCACGTGTAATATGTTGATGTATAGCGATTTTGTTATTTGTTGCTTATGTTCTGTTAAATATATGCTAAAGTTTCTTTATGCAACCAATCCTTGTCCTCTAAAAGCATTCCTTTAAGTCCCTGCGCTTTCTTTGCACTAACTTTTTGTACTTCCCCATATTTTACACAATTCTTTGGCTGACTATTCGAATAGCTTTCCACATTCCTCTTATCTCTGTACGACCTACTTCCATTTGCCCATATAATGGATTATCTGATTTTAAAGTAATAATGTTGTTGATAAATAAACTGTTTTTAAGAATCCGCTTTATAACGAACATTTTGCCATACACCACAAAAACCACGCCCGATAATTCCTCCCATCTTTCTTCGGGTATTCGCATTGCAAGGACTTTTGCCTTGTCTGGGATTGTGGGAACCATACTTTCTCCTACAACTTTAAACACCACATATTCTCCACTATTCAAATCTTCTCCTTCTTCTTGCATTACTCCGTACTTATCAACGTTATAGTGCTGGTCGTACATATTTTCTATGAACGTAGCAGCAGCATCAGCGTCCACTATCGGCACTTCTATCAATTCATCATTGATGTATGTCTTTATCGGCTGTGCATTGCTCGGTTCTGTAAGGAACATAGAACCTTCGCCATTTACAAGCCATTTATACGAAACATTAAGATTATCACATATAGCATTTATTAATTTCGGTGCTACATTCCTATCTCCGTTGAGTATTTTAGACAAATTAGACTGATTGAAATCAATCATCTTTGCAAACTTAGATGGAGATACATTCTCGTGTTCAATGAGTATTTTAATCCTCATTACAATATTCTTATTCTCCATGTTTAAATGTTTTTATTTGTTAAAAGAACTATTTTTGTCTTACTATTCCTTGTTTAGTAAGTTCAAAAGAACTACCTTTGTAATCGCATTTGGTCAAGAAATGCGACTGACATCGCTAAATTTTCCTATTTTGGAGTTTAGATATTTCACCTCTGTAAGGCTTGACCACTTGCAGAGGTTTTTGTTTATATACAACCGACCTCTCTATTCCACGTTTGACGGCTAAATACACCTTGGCGTGGTCTTATTTACTTTCTCAAAAGGGTGCATGGAGAAAGACGCAGGACTTGAGTATGGATGCGTGCAGGCGGTGATAATACCGAAAAGCCATACGACACTTACAGAGATTATTCCTTTGAAGTGTGCCGAGCGACCGACTGATAACGTTCAGCAGAGAAAAGGCAAGTCCCCGACACCAATCGTAAATAGTTGGTGGGTAAGGGGAAACTCTGCCTTACTCCCTCCCTCCTCCATTAGCAGTTTATTTATTATTATTATAGTTTTGGCGCAATTTTATTACGATTAGTATGAGAAAGAAAAGTATAATCAATCCAATTCCGAAGGAGGCAGCTAATTATATGGCAAGTTTCTTAACTAACTCTCTTCTCCAAGATTTGAAACGAGAGAGAGGACGTCGCTATACTTATCAATATTGCCTATCCCATGAATGCCCAGGACAAGTTTCAATAAATCTTCTTTCCTTTTCTTGTTTACTTTTATTTTTGGCGGTTCTTTTATTGTTGATAATAGCATTTCTACAAGTGCATTACACTCTTTGTATTTAGCTATCTCGGAATATTTTAATATAGCATTTAGAGTATGGTTTATATACCAAAAACCAAGTCCAAATGGCTCGTTATGAGTAAGGAGATATGCGTATAAATATGCAAAATAGAACTCTAATGCAGCCGAGTCGGCAGTTGTGTTATTGTTTACACGCAATATCAAATCACTCAGTACTGCTTCGTTTTTTGACAATTCCTCTTTTTTCTTGTTGAAGTCTATTACTGTGTATATATTCCATCCTATCAATATAGTAACGAGCAATGTCAATATAGCAACTATCACACCTATGTAGTCTAACCCACTTGTGCGAGGTAGCGACTTGCATAGCGATACAATGCTAAATGTGAACGAAAGTGCTATGGCGACATATAAAATACATCTTTCTGTTTTGCTCATATTCTTTATATAAGGTATATTTGTAAACAAACCTTTCTTAGTCTTAAATATTAGTTAAAAGAACTATTTATTTAGTTCAAAATTTGGTTAGTAAGTTCAAAAGAACTACCTTTGCAAACGTAAATATAACACGTAAAACTATTACGTTGCAAATATAAACATTTACTTGTTTTGATGCAAATATTTTCGGTGTTTTTTGACCTACTGAAACAAAATTTAAAGCTGAAAGGTGCTATGAGTAGCAGAGATGCCGTAATCTCATAGTGGACTGAATAGGCGGCAATATATGTTAAATGAATATGTAGCGATAGTGCGTACAGTCCATTAAACGCAGTGAGTAAACTTTGGGTGGGCGTCAAAGGTCGCTAAGCTATATATACGATATAACCCCTACTGTACAAAAGGTACTGCAATCGAATTGGGTAGGGGTACTTTAATGTTTCATTATGGTGGTTCGATACGACAAACCATAATTTCTATTTATTTCTTTTTTATTATGAAAGATAAAATTTTAACAGATTTAGAAGAGCAAATAGTAGATGTAGTTTGCTCTTCTATAACAAGTGGAGAAAATACTCTCTCTGAAGAAATTCAGAGAGAAGATGGTATTTATGTAGACATTAGGGGTTCTTATGAACTTTGCGAAGTCTACGACAAGGACACTGATTATAATGATATTATAGGGGCTTCAGTGTCGTTAGACATCGAGGCTTTCGATAAAGATGAAAATAAAATAGAAATCAACACCTCTGCTATTGAGATAGAGGTAGAAAAATATTTTGACTAATGATAATACAGATTCTTATGGCAGCAGGTGCGATAGCTTGCACAGCTGCCGTTGCCAAATTCATTTGGCAAGAAAAAAGTTGCATAAATGAAGTCTTTAAACAAATAAAAGAAGAAATATATGGAGAAAGATAAATCGATAATGGATATTCTTTCAGACTTGAAAAGATATCAAAAAGAAAACGAAAAACAAAAAAATAATTTCAGTGTATCGGATATCTTTGATACGCTAAAATTTTAAAAGATGGAAAAAATATTAAATAAAAAAGAATGGTCTTACAATGGATTATTCCAGCACGTAGGACGAAAGAATAAATTACACGTATCGTTGGAATTTTATTCTGCTTCAATGATAAGGAAAACGTGTTCGTATCAAAACAGGATTTGTGGTTGCGACCCTATGAATAACAAGTTTGCGACCACAGAAAAGGAAAAGGTAGGGTATATAACTATTATTCAAAGATATTAATATGGACTTTATAGATGAGTTTGCAACACCGACCTACAAAGTAGGCGATGTTGTTTGGGGTTGTACTTTCACAGGCGAGGTTTGTCGAAGGTTTACAATTATCAAAATAGAAAATGGCTTTGCCAGTGATAACTTTGCCCGTAAATACAGGCTGCAATCCTTATTTAGGACAAAGGGCGAGTTAATACGGTACTTGTTCAATGCTTGATATTATAGACATTGGAGGCATCATATCTGATTTTGTCCGTGTGGGTTATAACGCAGCCGTTAAAGACTATGACCCACCGCAAGATAGATTAAGGCTGTCAGAGGTAAAGAAATGGCTTAAATTCAGAAGGGTTGATTTTAAGACGTTTCAAGAATTAGAAAAACAAGGTTTAATCCATACTCGCAAAGGTAATGCGGTAAACTCTCCTTTATATTACTCAAAGGTAGAGATACAGAAAGCATTTGCGACTATGCGATTAAATCGATTAATAATAACTAAAGAACTAAGTGATTATGAAAGAAGAAAAGAATAATGACTTTATGGATAATCCTAATTTATCCATATTCAATAAGGTTCGCAAAGTACCTGATAATGCGTTAAAGCAGATAAACGCAGGTAGGTTAAAGGGTATGTCTGACGTTAATCCCGTATGGCGTATTCTTGCAATGACTGATACATTTGGCGTTTGCGGTGTTGGTTGGAAATACGAGATAACCAAGCAATGGACAGAAACATACGGCAACGAAATCAAAGGGTTTTGTAACATCAATCTGTTTATAAAGGTTGATGGCGAGTGGAGCGATGCTATCCCTGGCACGGGTGGGGCTTCATTCGTGGCTATGGAAAGAAATGGCGCATACGTTTCTGACGAAGTATACAAGATGGCTCTAACTGATGCGCTTTCTGTTGCTATGAAATCTATCGGTGTGGCTGCTGACATTTATTTCTCAAAAGGTGCAGACCTCGGCACAAAGTACGCTATTAATGAACAAGCGGCAAATGGAGCACTCCCTACACAACCAACAGACCCTAACTTAGAATTAATTCTTGCTAACATCAAGGTAGCAGGGAATACAGATGAGTTAAAACGTATTTGGGACGAATGCTATGCGTACCAAAGTAACCCAATATTCAAAGGCGCAATGAGCGCACGCAAAAAAGAACTGAAATGATAAAATTAGTAGAGAGCCAAGTGGCATTCAATCAAGAAGAGCACACGTATTCACTGAATGGGATAGCATTAAAGGGGATAACTGGGATGATTAAGTCCCAGCTATTCCCCGACATGTACAAGGATATTCCGCAGTGGATTCTTGACAGAGCCGCCGAACGTGGTACGATGGTGCATGAGAGTATCGAGTTGTTCGATGCAGGTTTTGAACCAAAGGACACCACTCCCGAGCTTGAGAGTTATAAGCGTATCAAGCGAGAGAATGAACTAACAACGCTTGCAAATGAGTATATCGTAACGGATAAGGAGCATTTTGCAAGCGCAATAGACCTCGTGTTATGCAAGGGTGAAGATATTTTCTTAACTGACATCAAGACCACTTATACGCTTGACAAAGAGTACGTGCGATGGCAGTTAAGCATATACGCCTATCTCTTTGAGTTGCAAAACCCCGAGTTAAAGGTAAGCAAGCTCTATGCGCTTTGGTTACGTGATGATAAGTCAGAGTTCGCAGAATTAAAACGTGTCGAATCCGACACCATTAACGACTTACTGCAATGCGAGGTTGAGGGGCGCAAATTCAACACCCCAGCAGGCAGGGCGGACAGTATGCCGTCTGAAATCAAGCAGGCAGAAAAGGCGGTATATACGCTCGTACAGCAGATAAAAGAGCTTAATGCACAGAAAGAGAAACTTTCAAAGGGACTATTAAAACTCATGCAAGATAACGAGGTGAAGACATACAAGGGTGAATACATCACGCTATCACGCAAGGCAGCAAGCACCCGTGAGGATATAGATAAGGCGAAGCTAAAAAAAGAATATCCCGAAGCGTATGCAGCTTGTATGAAGATAACAAATATTAAAGAATCATTACAAATAAGATAAGACAATGGCAAATACTAAGTCAGGTGTAGTCCTCGCAGTGGGGCAGCCACAACAATTAAAATCAAAAGAGGGGAAAGTCTTTAACAAACGCTCACTTTACGTGGACTGTACGACTTTTGACCCATATACAGGGCAACGCTCTCAATACGAGAACAAAATCCTTTTTGATTTTATGGAGAGTAAAACGTCTTTACTTGATAATATCCAAGTAGGGCAGGTTGTTACTGTTTATTTTGACTTGCAGGGTACAGAACTTACAGAGCAAGATGGACGAAAGAAGTTCTATACACACGTCCGCCCTTATAAGATAGATGTTAGGCAGGTTCAGCCATCAAATCAACAACCGCAGCAGCCTACCTATCAACCTCCACAAGTAGAAGATGATACCCCATTCTAATGATTTATAACACATCCAACCCACTCGATAAGGCTAACTTCCTACTTCGTACTAAGAAGTTAGCCGAGAGTGGAAAAATAGTAGAACTGACCGAGAAAAAGCCAAGAAGAAGTTTACCACAGAATAAGTATTTGCACGTTATCCTTGCTTATTTTGGTACGCAGACAGGTAATACACTTGAATGGGTTAAGCAGCAGTATTATAAGAAACTTGTAAACCCTGACTTGTTTATCCGTGAAAAGGAAGATAAGTACTTAGGTAAGATAAAAGTGCTTAGAAGCAGTGCCGACCTCGATACGGCAGAAATGAGTTTGTCAATAGAAAGGTTTAGGAATTGGGCTGCGCAAGAAGCTGGCATATACATACCATCGGCAGATGAAGCAATACTCATTCAGCAGATGGAGATAGAAATAGAAAGGAGTAAGGAATTTTTGTAACTCATCTTAATATGTTTTAATAGTTTAGAACGTGGGGAAGCGTCCCCACACTTGCTTTGGTGGCGGAATTGGTAGACGCTAAACTTAAGTCGGTGAGAAAGGGATATGGACGAGACCATTAGAACAGAAGCCGTGTAAGCACCTCTAACATGGTATATCCCTATAAGTCAAGTGAAAATATTAAGACTTGTGCAACGCTTAGTTGGTAACGGCTAACACTTGATATAATTCATGTAGGTTCGAATCCTGCCCAAAGCACGAATCTTAGTGATTCATACCAGCGCACGGAAGGATAGACGTGTGGAACGAGCTGGACACGTAAGTTTCGTAGTTCTGACTATCGGGAAAGACCGATAAACGATGTATAGTGTAATGGTAGCACAACAGATTTTGGTTCTGTCAGTGGTGGTTCGAGTCCGCCTACATTGACTTAAATTTATAATTATGGAAAGAATAACATCAGCAACTATTTTTAAAGCATTTGACGGAACAATTTTTGAATCGGAAATAAAATGCAAAGAATACGAGAAGAAGAGGAAAGAGTTTTTGAATAGGATAAAATTCTTTTTGGTAAAACATTCTCCTGATTTGACGGAAACAGGACTTTTTACAAATGGTTTGCTTGTAGCCGTTTATTCAATAGAGGGATTGCATCGAGAGATAGTGAACAACTATTGCATCAAAAGATTTGGATATTTAGGAGAATCTGTGCAAGGGTATAGATTTCAGACCTATTTCAGTGTTTCATCGATAGACTTTGAAACATATATGAGCGGTGTAATTGTGGAATGGAGAGGTAAACGACGTTGCGATAAAATCCTCCTTAGTCCAAATGAGCTTGACGAGTTCAAAGGCATAGAAAGGTTTGATTATATGAAAGAATGGGGATTTAAATAATGCCATACTATATCAAGAAAATGAAAACAGACAAACCAAAGAAACGGCAAGCAAGCCAAGCTACTTTGGTAAAGAAGCTGGATAAGGTCTTTGGTCAGTATATAAGGCTTAGGGACGCTTTTCCTAATGAGACGTTTCGCTGCATATCGTGTGGAAAGATAAAGCCATACGAGCAATCCGATTGTGGGCATTTTCATTCGAGAAGACACATGTCTACTCGCTTCGATGAGGAGAATTGCAATAGTGAATGTCGTTTCTGCAACAGGTTTTCAGCCGACCACCTCATCGGTTATCGTGAGAACCTTATCCGAAAGATAGGAATGCAGCGATTTCAATTATTAGAAGTCAAGGCACGCAGCACAAAGAAGTGGTCGTGTTGGGAATTAGAGGAACTTATTAAATACTACTCAATATTAGTTAAGAAATTGAGTGATGAGAAAGGTATAAGGATATGATGTATAAACTTCGTGATTATCAACAAAAGGCTTCCGATACAGCGGTAGCCTTTTTTAATGATAAGAAAGCAAAGTATAACGCTATTATGGTGATGCCTACGGGTTGTGGGAAATCATTGGTGATAGCTGACATTGCAAATAGACTGCAAGGACATACGCTTGTCTTTCAGCCGTCAAAGGAAATCCTGGAACAAAACTACAAGAAACTATGCTCCTATGGGATAATTGATTGTGGTGTGTATTCAGCATCATTTAATTCAAGAAATATCAACCGAATAACCTTTGCAACAATAGGAAGCGTAATAAGACATATAGATGACTTTCAGCATTTCAATAACGTAATCATAGACGAATGTCACTTTGTTAATGCAAAGGGTGGTATGTATGAAGAATTTATCCACGCTACGGGGTGCAAGGTGTTAGGGCTTACCGCCACTCCTTACAGGCTAAGCTCAAGCAGCTTTGGCGCAATGCTAAAGTTCCTTACTCGTACCCGTCCAATGATATTTTCAAAGGTTATCTATCAAGTGCAAATATCGACATTACTCGATATGGACTTTCTTTCAAAGATAGATTACTTCCAAATGAACCCATTAGGGTGGGACGAGAATAACCTGCAAAAAAAATCAACGGGTGCTGACTATACGGATAAATCAGTAGAAGCAGAGTATAATAGAATTGACTTCTACGGCTATTTAGTCAGCATCGTGAAACGACTACTTTGCCCAAAGCGTGGCGGAGCAAGGAAAGGCATATTAGTCTTTACTCGCTTTCTGAAAGAGGCTGAACGACTGACACAAAGCATTGATTGCTGCGAAATGGTATCGGGAACAACGCCAAAGGCAGAACGTGAACGCATATTAAACGACTTTAAGAACGGTAAGATAAAGGTTGTTGTGAATGTAGGAGTATTGACAACAGGCTTTGATTACCCTGAACTTGATACGGTGGTTATGGCACGCCCTACGATGTCGCTTGCCATGTACTATCAGATAGTAGGTAGGGAGATTCGACCATATAAGGATAAACAAGCGTGGTTTGTAGACCTTTGCGGAAATATTAACCGATTTGGCAAGGTTGAGGACTTGAAGCTCATTGACACCAATGATAAAGGCAAATGGGCGGTGTTCAGTAATGGTAAACAATTAACAAATGTGATATTTCAATAATGAAAGATATAGAGATTTACAATGATAGCTTCCAAAACTATAAATCGTATCAGATACCAAAGGCGCAACTAATACTTACAGATGTTCCTTACAATCTCGGCAATAACGCCTATGCGAGCAACCCTACTTGGTACGAAGGTGGCAATAATAAGAATGGAGAAAGTGAGAAAGCTGGCAAGAAATTCTTTTCTTCGGAGAATGAATTTAGACCTGCCGAATTTATGCACTTCTGTTCAAAAATGCTGATAAAAGAGCCAAAAGAAGCAGGGAAAGCACCTTGTATGATATTGTTTTGCGAATATGAACAACAATTCCAATTTATTGAATTAGGAAAGAAATATGGACTTATGCACTATATTCCTTTGGTCTTTCGCAAGAACTATTCGCCACAGGTATTAAAGGCGAATATGAAGATTGTAGGTAATTGCGAATATGGACTACTTCTTTATCGTGATAAATTGCCAAAATTCAACAATAATGGACAGATGATTTTTAACTGCATGGAATATCCGCGAGATACAAGTACTCTAAGAGTGCACCCTACACAGAAGAGCGTACCACTACTTGAAAGGTTAATCGAAATATTCACAGATAAAGGAGATGTAGTTATAGATCCTTGTGCAGGCAGTGGAACGACCTTGTTAGCTGCGGCTAATCTTGAAAGAAAGGCATATGGCTTTGAAGTGAATAGACAATTCTGCAAAGACGCAGAAACCAAAGTTCTAAGACGGATACAGAAAAAAATATTTATCTAAATGATAAAACTTGATGACAAGTTTACAATTCGATATTCCCCCCACGAGCAGCTTGTAATGTTACGGCTAATCGTGGGGGCTGACGATGACGGCATTTCACGCACAAGTTATCGAAATCTTGCAAATGATTGCGGATTGTCCCTACAAACTTGTAGGAATGTTTTATCCTCACTTGCTAATAAAGGAGATATAGACACGATTGCCAACAAAAAAGGGACATTCTTTGTCGTGAATAGGTGTGATGATTATCGCTTTGGTAAGAAGAAAGCCAACGAGCAATCAAAGCAGGTTTTAACGTCTTTACAAGCAAAATGTAATGACCGAGAGAAAGCGTTTGAAAAGAGCCTTATCCCTTTTGTTTTTCCACGTGGTGGCACTTATGAGCCTACGATGATACGTGCTTTCTTTAACTATTGGACAGAAAGAAACAAATCAGGAACCAAGATGCGCTTTGAACTTGAAAAGACGTGGGAAACGTCAAAGAGGTTACAAACGTGGGCAAGCAGGGAGAAAGTACCAAAGAGTACCACCGCCCTCAAATCATCTGAAATGAATTACGATAAAGATAGTGATTGGTAAATGGAACAAATAAATTTTAAAGCAACCATAGATAGGTTGCGAGATACAACGTATAAGCCGCTACCTGACAAAGTGCAAATCAGTATACCAAATGCAGGAACGCACCTTAAAGGAGGATTAAAATACTTCTGTGGTGATGGTGTAAAGTGGAATACTGACTATGAAAAGATAGTCCAGTGGCTCACTGACAACAAAGGAAAAGGCTTAATGCTCGTTGGGAGTTGTGGTGTGGGTAAGACATTAATAGGTATGAGAATCATTCCTTTACTTCTTAACCACTATTGCAGAAAGGTGGTAACAATCTGCACGGCAAACGAACTCAACAAGTCTCCCGATGAGATTATTAAATACCACATTATCTATATTGACGATGTGGGGACAGAGGATATTTCTAATATCTACGGAAACAAGCGTGTGCCATTTGCAGAGTTGGTTGATATGGCTGAACGTGATGGCAAGTTACTGATGTTCTCCACCAACTTAGATGAAGACCATTTAAAAGCTAAATATGGTGATAGGGTGATTGATAGGCTTCACGCTATCACAAGAAGAGTAACAATAACTGGTAAAACAAACAGAAAATAAAAGCAAAGTTATGAAAACAAAAACTATAAACAAATTATGCGCCTCTTATATGGAGGATGCAAGAGGACTTAAGAGAAATTTTCCTAATAGGGAACTTGTTTTGTGTCTAATTGAAAATGCTTATAGAGCAGGTATAGAAGATGCCTGCAAAGGTATAAAGCCGTTAGACTGGACGGTTAAAAGGTATGAAATGTCGGCTTGCACGTTTGTAGGTCTATTTATAATCCGTCCGATTTTAAAAGGAGGATTTGATGTAGAGTGCAACGGCAGAACTTTGTGTACTCGTCTTACATTATCAAAGGCGAAAGCGTTTGCGAATAAGATTTATAAACAGAAAATTAGGGAAAGGTTGGGACTATGAAGCAGAAAGATTTAGCCGATGAGTATGCAGAGAAAGAGTACAAACGGGTAAACGGAGATAGTGCTCCCATCTTTACAGATGAGACCTGTTTTACTTTTGACGACATCAAAGCAGCTTTTAGTGCAGGGCGTGAGAGCGTGGTGGAGAAAGCGTCAGAATTAGAGTGGGAGGATATTGGCATATACGGAGAAAAAGCAAGGTATATTAATGTATGCAGAGCGCATAAACCATTAGAAGAGTACCTAATTCAAGAATGGTTTTGTCCTAAAAATATAAAGCTACACTGTAATGATTTTACAAAGAATGGTTTTAAGAATATCGAAGAAGCAAAAGCGTATGCAAAGGAGGCGTATAAACGAAGAATTGAACAAGTATTAGAATTATGACAATATTAGAGTTACAAAAGGAACTTCAAGAAATGTACGAAAAGTACGGAAATGTCGAAGTGGTTACTGAAGATACAGATTGGACTGGTGTTGAAAGATACTATGATGAAATCTTTATAGTAAAAAATGTAAAGTACAACAGCAGCATAGCTGTTGCGCTGGCAAACAGTTAAGATATGATAAAAGAATTATCGCTACTATTTGGCGTTTGCTTTTGTAAATTGGGATATAATGTGGGTAGCATACGTTGGTGTGATTGCGAGATTGCTTTTTATATTGCTTTTTGTGGCATTCTTTCTTATGTTCTCAGCGGTTTATTTAGAGATTAAAGATAAATCTTAAAGATTAAAACAGTATGGTATCAATATCAGACATTCAAAATGGTTCGTATCATTGGGGAACGGAAGTTTCTCACGCTAATAATATAGAAAGTGCATACGATTTTATAGAAAATGAGTTACCGCAAAATGTAGATGTTTATTTCCAAGATGAAAACTATTTGGTATTTATATTTGAAGATGGTAAGTATTATTCTGTAACCATATTCGGTGATGGTGATTTTACTCACCATCAAGCTAATTTTGAATTTATAAAATAAATAGTTATGAACGGAATAACAATTAACGATAAGCAGTATATATTCACAACTGAAAGCAAAGACTGTAAAGACTGTGTATTCTATGAAAAAGATTATTGCGGAATAATTTGCGACGGAATGGAAAAACTTTCTTTCGGTCCTAATGGTGGTAAGAGTGGAGTGTTTAAAGAACTAAAAATAGAAAAGTAATATGATTGTAAGAAAAATAAAAGCGTATTTTGAGGAACGCAAAGAGAGAAAGCGCATATCAGAACAATATGCGTTGGAAAAGAAATGTGTGGAATATTTTGATAAATCCGTCCCCCGATGGACGGGGAGTTTGGAAGAATTGATAGGCAGCACACCATTGCCCGAAAAAGAGATATACTTGCTTGGGAAATTTAAGAAAGATAGTTTTCCATTGCAGGCAGTAAGGCTTCATCGTTCTTGGTGGAATGAACGACCAATGTTATCTTACGGAGATTACTCTTGCCATTCTACGTATGAATGGCTGACATCAGTTGAGAATTTTCCTAATGAACTGTGGTTTTCTACTGAAGATTATCCACGTCCAACACGTCCCACGTTGCTTTTATGCGAGTATAACTCTGGACATTACGAGGTGGTCGAGTATACAGATAAAACGTGGGTAACAGAGTTATGTTTCCCTGTAAAGCCTACACGCTACTTTGTCCTTGATTTCTTAGCTGAAAATAAATAACTAAAACATAAAAGTAATATGAAGAAACTAATTTTATTATCAGTATTAGCATTTGTAGTCAGTTCTTGTGGCTATGAGATTAGAAAGAAGCCAGAGCCTCCTAAGCCAAAGCTGACAAAGGAGCAGATACGAAAGCTGGAATATGAACAACGATTGAAAGACTACGAAGTACAGTTCTTATTTGAGTGTAATGGAGTAAAGGTTTATCGGTTTATAGACGGCAGAGAAGTGATTTATTTCACAGATGCAAATGGAATGACACGCTATCAATACACCACGAGAGCTGGTCTAGTTGGTTATCAAACACATAGGGTACAATCTATTAACACAAGGAGGTAGATTATGATAGTATATATTAATTTATTTATCGCTTTGGCTTTTTCGTTTGTTTGTTTAGGTCTTTCAAAAATAATTACAGAGTATATAAAGCTAAACAAGCGGATAGATAATTTGTTTGCTAATCAACGAATGATGTATAAATATCAACTGTTTTCGTTGTTGGCGAATATGAGAAATTTAAAGACATTGGCTATTATACAGGAGGAATACGAGATTGCAAATAGCATACAAGAGAATATAAAAGGAATAGAGGAAGTGTTGAAAGAGTATGAACAGAGAAATAATATTTAGAGGTAAGGACTTTTTGAAAGAAGAGTGGGTGTATGGAGATTTAGTTAAGACTAAAAACTTCGTTGCAATTAAGAGAACTAATGGTGATTATTTTCACCCAACTCAAGTATCACCCAACACTGTGGGACAATACACAGGACTGAAAGACAAGGACGGCAGGGAAATTTACGAGGGGGATATACTCCAATATATTGGGAAAAGAAGAGATAATATGAATAAAGTATATCGTCGAAAGGTTGTCTTTCATGAGGGAATGTTTGCCTTGCTATCGAAAGAATTACAGGCATATTCTGCATTAAAGCACCACTGTATGGAAGATGGCAGGTTCGCATGGCGTGTGATTGGTAATGTCCACGATAACCCCGAGCTAATGAAATAAAGCGTATGAAAAGACTAATCCCTAAGAATTGCACCCACCCTATTTGCCATTGTGCAGATGGGGTGGATACGATAGACTGCTGGACGTTCCTTAATGAAAGATTTGAGGAGTGTCCAAATATTAATTGTGAATGTTATAAAAAATAATATATGGACGAATTAAGAAGAGAATATATCATTCCTGTGCATTTAAATCATGTAGAAATGATTGATTGCAGTTATCTACCCAACAAAAAGAGTAAATCACGTGCAGGGTCAGCACCTTACGCAAGTAAGAGAAAAAAACGTAAAAAGTAAATATTATGAAGATAAATAATGAAGCGGAACTGCTAAATAAGTTCTGCAATAAAAGCAATTCTAACAATTTGCGCCCCTATCCATTTCTCAATACGAGGTACAACGAGGTATGGAGTACTGATGGGTATACTCTCATTAGGATAAACCCCGAAATTCTTGTTGGTGAATATATTAAAGAGCGTTTGCCAATGCCTAACTTAGAATATCCTTGTGAAAAGACTATCACCATTAAGGCATTAAGCAAAGCATTAGAGGCGTGTCCTTTGGTTGATGAAGAAGTTGTAATACAAGACGATGTAAAATGTGAGGAATGCGATGGTACAGGAGAGGTGTATTGGGAATACAAGGACAATCACTTGAACACTCACGAGCGCTTGATGGATTGCCCTATATGCGATGGCACAGGCGAAATGGAACACGAGAAGACGAAGAAAACGGGTAAGAAAATTATTGCAGACGATGCCGTCATTGAAGTGGGAGATGCTTATATCTTTGCTAAGTATCTTCAAACTCTAAAGCAGGCAATGGATTTTCTTAACATTGCGTCTGTTAAGATAACACACAACTCACCTAAAGGTGCAAATGAGTTTGTTGTAAATGACGATATACGCATCGTTATTGCGAGTATGCTCTTTGACTATTCAAATGAATGCAATGCAGAATTAGAATTAAGATAATAACAATTAAAAGAAAAGTAAAAATATGGAAAGAAAAATTATTGAAAATGGAACAACTTTTAGGTGGCACAATTCGAAAGAGGAGCTTCCAAACCTTAAGAACGAAAACGACACACTTACTTGTGTTGTCAAACGTAATGGGGCCTGTCTCTTAGTGTATGGAACCAATATTACCAAGTATGGGACGATGAATTTGGCGACGATTGCGAAATGAGCAAGGAAACAGAACTTGAATGGTTTTCTCTTGATACGATGGAGGAAAGTGAAATTATTAAATTATAAGCAGGAGGGAATATATTAAAATTAAGAATTGATGGGATACTTAATAGATTTTATATCAACACTATTGTCGTTATTTGCATGCTATTACGCTGGTAAATATAAAGCGTACAGCGATATTTACGAGAAAGTTCTAAACGAACACGTAAAAAGACATTTTGAAGAAGAATTTAAAGACGATATTAAAAACAAAATAAATAAAGGACAAAACAAATGGAAGTAAAATTCAACGCAGGGGATATGTGCGTTATCCCCGATGGTTGCAAGGCAACCGTTAAGGACGGGAACGTGGTGTTTGAGAAAGAAGAAATAGAGAAAGTACAAGAGTTCGAGGACGGAGACGTGCTTGTAAATAATAATGTAATATTTATATATCGAAAGCAAGAAACACAAAAAGCAACATACTATGCGTGTGTTTATGCAGAAGAGATAAACTATGGTAAGTCTACAATTAATCACTACGCTGGATACATCGAAGAAGCTCGCCACGCCACCGAAGAGGAAAAACAGTTACTCTTTGATAAGATGAAAGAGCAAGGACTAAAATGGAATGCCGAAGAGAAAAGAGTAGAGAAAGTGCGATGGAGAGCATCTTTTGACGAAAGATACTACTATATAAATCACCTTTTAGATTGTCATTCGGATATAGAAGATTCTCATATCTTTAATAAAGAAAGGTGGAAGATGGGCAACTACTTTAAAAACAAAGAGCAAGCCGAAGAGGCTGCTAAACGTGTAAAGGAGACATTAAGAAACTACCACGAAGAAATAGGAGAATGAAGATAACTGAACTAAGAATTGGCGACCGTGTGCAGGAAAAACACACACGGTTTCCAATGACCGTTGTAGGCTTATACTCCACGCTCGACGACCTTAAATCAGGCATGGTGGACCTCGATTTCGAGGGCAACGAGGGCGATGTGTGGATACACAAACCCGAAGAACTGGAGAGAGCAGATAGCCAGTCTACAGATTGGGATAAAGTAAGAATTAACGCTGCCATTGTCAATATGCAAACACTGATGGCACAGTCGTGGCAAATGGAAGCAGACGAAGTGGCAAAGGTAGCTGTAAAGTATGCCGATGCGCTAATAAAAGAACTACAGAAATGAATAGAACAAGATTTAACTTTTGGCTATGGACATTCATAACCATTATGTGGGAAGTTACCCTAATGGGTGCAATATCGCACCATCATTATAAAGACGTTTATCTTCCTTTTATAGGTATGATAATCAGCCTGATACCCACGATTATTAATTTCTTAGCATTAGAAAGGAAGAGATGAAGTTTAAACAAGCAATAGCCTTTGATGGGCGAAACCTTAACGACATTTTTCGCCTACCGTGTGTTGAAAGTATTGACAAAGGCGAAAATGGAAAGCCATACGTTAAGCTGTATCGTAGCTGTACGGAGGGCAGACTGATTGCCACCGTAGGCACCGTGCTGGTGCAGTTCAGTGGCGGCACGTGGCAAGTGTTCGGCAAGGAGGCGTGGGAAAGAGCCACCAAAGAATAGGCACGCAACCGTATATCCATAGATATACAAGCGTATATCCATAGATGTACAAGCGTATATCCATAGATGTACAAGCGTATATCCATAGATGTAAAAACACAGAACAATATGACAATAGAGCAATACACTTATTTAGTAGCCAAATATGGCGAGGAAACTGTCTACCGATTCTTCAGACGTTCGGTGGACGCATTAAGAAGAAAATATAATGAACGTATTTAAACAACAAAAACCATTCGCTGGAATAAAGCAAACCGATTTAGCGCAAGTGTGGCAACAGAATCGTGAAACGCTAAACCATATTTCCGCCCTATTCCACGTAATAATAGGCGGAGCAAACAGCGTGGCGCAAACTGTTATGCTCGACACCATAGCCTTGCTTTCCAAAACAAACCAATACAAAGGAAAGGCAAAGCACAACGCACATTTGGCGGTGAAGAGATATAACGATTTCGACCGTCAGAATATGGAAGATATGCGCAATAAACAGCTGGACAAACGTCAGTTCTATATGGACTACCTTGACGATTTGGAGGAACGGCTGAAACCCGATGTCTTTCGTTTCAGACTTGCCATTAAACAAGTGTTGGACAAAAGAAAGATAGCCGACAGCGAACTGAAATCGTACATTCTATGTACCTACGAAATGCTGCACTACTGCGTTACGCTGTTCGATAGATTCATAAAAGAATTGCCGTCTATTCCGCCTATTAACTTTAAAGAAACATACAGAGCCGCCCGATTAGACGGAGTGTTTACAGCGTGGGACAACCTTACAGCTGCACTTTGCAGAGACTGTGCCGATATCAGATTAGACGACGACCCCAACTGTCGCCTTGCCCTGAACATTATAGAAACAAAAATAGTGTCGGAGCAAAGCATAAACCAAAGTGGCAAAGAGGCTCTAAGCCTCAACCCCACCATACAGTTGGAAGCCGACCGTGCCGAAATGAACCACCATCGCAAACCGTTCCAACCATTGCAATTCACAGATGCACAAATGGAATATCTAAAAAGCAGCTACTCAACCACACGAAACATAGACCTTGCCAAAACGTTAGGCATCAGCCTATCGAAACTTAACAAACTCGCAAAAGAACTCAATTTAACGAAGCAGAACTAAAATAGTCCAAAAATAGTCCAATTCTTGGACAGATATTGGACAGAAATTATACTCTTTTCAATTCATAATTATGTAGTAAGCCCCACCGTCCGTGATGGATAGTGGGGCTTTTTGCGTTTATACCATTACGGCTATTTCCTTACTCTATCTCTTATTCTTTGCACCACATTTCGCACGCTTGGCACTCGCTTGTAAAGGTAGTATAATGCTATGGCGATGGCAAATAGAATGCTTACACCTATTACGAGCTGCCAAAAGTTAAAAGGCTTCGACACGGCTATCTGCTCTACGTGCTTTTGCTTCTGCTTGTGCTGCTCGGTGGCGTGTACTTTCGTTCTTACCACTTTATTTGCTGTGCTGTCTTTCTGCACTGACACGCCTTTTCTATCACTCTTACGGCTTATCTTCGTTTCTTTGATACTCCTTAAGCCGTGATGTATTATGACGCTGCCATCGCCTTTATATTCTACCATTGGCGAATTAACATTCGTGTCGTGAGTAAGACAGCTTTCCTTGCCATAATAAGGCGTGTCGAATATATACTCTCTTATAAGCGTGGTATATTCGTCTACACGTGATGTGTCCACGAGTGAGTATTTCACGCTTGCCTGTTCCTTTACTGTTTGTACGCTGTCATACGTATGCCTTACGCTCTCCGCCTGCATGGCTTTCTTGGTCTTGCAACTGCAAAGGGTTATCAGTGCACATATCAGCACGCCCCATATTGCTCCTATTAATCTATTCATAGTCTTTATACTTTTAGTTTGAAACATTGTCTCCTTTGGCTGCCGTCGGGCTTCTTGTAACCCACGTGCACCCAGCGTGTGTACTTGTTCTTTTCAATTATGATTTGGTCGTATAGATAGCCACGCTTGCTAAAACTATATGCCATAAAACGTTCGAACACGTCCTGCTTTCCATTAGCTGGAACAATGTCAGCTGCATATCCAGCAACGTGCGCACTATTCTTTACGCCACCTACAGCCTTGTTCAGCGCAGGCGAACGGTACCCACTCGACACTATTAAAGACGGTGTACCCAAATTGTACTGCTCGCAATATTTTGCCCATTCGGCACGTATAGCTTCCAGTAGCGTTATAGTTTCCGTCAGATGCACCCTAACCACTGCCGGGGGTGTGTTGTCTATTCCTTTCTCTTGTGCCACCTTTGAGGTGCACAACTCTCCTATTGTAAAGTTTGCCATATTATATCATTAATATTAACATTACCACACCACCCATTACGCCAAAGAGTGCGTCCGTTAAATCGAAGTTCTCCTTGCGCACGAAGTGGTCTACGCATTCTTTTGCTATCATTACTATTGTTACAAATATCAATGCAGCTAATGCTCCAACGTGTAAGCGCATAATGGCTGCCACCATCATACCCACAATGAAATGTAGATACTTGTCGCTCCCAATGTCTGCTAAGCGTTCAAATAATTTGTATATCCTTTCTATCATACTCTTTAAGTATAGGTATTCGACCTTGTTAAGCCGAATACCCCATTTACATTACAACACCTTATTCTCTCCCTCGTAGAACTCTACTGATGGGTAGCCTTTGGCGAGTATCTTCTGCTTTAACTCTTCGTTTACTGTGCCAACCACATTCCTAAATATTAGCTTTGGTTTGTGTTCGTCTTGCGATACATCGGGTAGTATCTTTTCAGCAACGATGTTAATATCTAAGGCGTGTTCTTTATTATTTTCCTCGAACTCAAAACACTCCACCTTGCTATCTTTAATAGTTGCTAAATAATAGTAAACGTTTTTGTTTGATTGCACATTCTTGGTAATTCTTACTTTTTTAGCAACGCAACCTACGAATAATTTACTTACGTTTTGGAGAATCTCATCTTGATTGTTGTAAGATATATATCCAGCAAAATATCCTTGCGCAGTTATAGTTAAAGTGTTTACTATGGTATCATTAAATGAATTTGATATATCGCATTGTCCCATAGAAAATAAATCTAAGTCTAAATGTGGAGCATTCATACCCTCAAAGCAGCTTATTCCCGTATTTGTTAAATAAAAACTACTAAAGCAAACCTTTGCAAGTTCTAACTTCTCGTTAAAATCTGGGTCTGTTTCATTTACTCCTCTCATATAATCACCCTGAAAAGTTGTCATCAAACTACCTATATCGGTTATATTCTTTAAGAAGTAATCCAGAATCAAAGAATATGAAGGGTCTCCGCTTGTGTCTAACCCTGCCGCCCACGCTGCTGCTTTCTTCTGTAGGTCGGTGTAGTGGTCGGTTTCTTTCTCAACAATCTTTTCTACCACTTTCTCAACCACACGAGGCTCGGGTAATTGTAGTTGCAGTGCATCGCCATTGTCCTCCACAAGCTCTATGTTGGTTGTGGTGGTTAGGTTCTCTTGTCTGATACCGTCTTCGGTGTAGTCGGCATCGGGGTGATTAATAACGGCTGACACAATCAACCTGCCTTTGGCAAGTCCGTGATTGTCGAAGAACATAATCAGACGTTCTCCGTCTCGCTTGCAATGGCTATATACGCCTGCTTTGCGTTCTGCTTTATACACGGTGAAGCCTCCCTCTGTCTTTGCCGTTAATGTAAAATCGGCATCAGGAAAGTTCTCTACTACGCCATTTCTAACTACTTTCACTTCGAGAGGAAAGTCGCTTTTGTAATTGATGCGGACTACTCCTTCTTGGTGTTCTCCGCCTTGTCCTAATAATACTGTTTCCATTGTGTTTGTGTGTTAAAATGGCGTGCCTATTCCTCTCGAACCAACAGCAGCCTGAAATAAAACAATAAATAAATAAAAACTAAAAACTAATTATACAAAACAATAAAATTATGAAAGTAAAAGACCTAATATAGTGCCTACAATACCGCCTGATAGCCATAGCACGATGCGTGTCCACTGCCAACGTGCGCACTCCTTAATGAGTAGACGAAACGCTTCTACCATAAAGCTGACAACGCTCACTACTATTAAAGAATAGACGCATACATTTATGGTTGGTGCGTCTGCTTTTGAAGAACTAATCGTTATAAAGAACGATATAAGTAAGCCTACTAAGGCTAATAAGATGTTACTACTGCTGAATGTTTTCATTTTTATTTTCTTCTTTTTTTTATTATGAAACTATAAAATATCTGCTTTGTCGCTATCTGCCTTGCTGTTGGTACTTTTTAAATACTCGTTCAGGAAAGGTATTTTATCAATCACCTTTAGGGTTAATACGTAGTAGACGAAGCCTGCCACCTTCCACATCGTGGTATTCTCAATGAGCATCATACGCCAATTTCTGACGATATTTGTAGCGTAGAACCAAATAGCTACACCACAAAGAGCCTTTACAACACCCAATGTTTCTGCGCCAGCATGCAAGAAATAGCCTGTAAGAAATATTGATGCTGTCATCACAAAAAAGACAGCACAATGGTAAAAGAATACCATTGATTTCTTCAAATCCCATCTTTCGCCATGCTTAAGACCTGCAACCACACCAAATATGTAATTCAGTGTGAATACTATCAACATAGCGTACATAAAGTCCCTAATAGGAAAGAATAGACTTAGCATACCACTGATGATAGAACAGATAACATATTTGAATTGTTCTAAATAATTCATACTTCCTCCTTTCTTGTTTGATGGTTATTGTATTCCCATTTTTCCTTGTTCTATCATACCAAATATGGCTATTACGCCTTTGTAGGCTGTTTGACCGCCATCGTCGGGTAGGGTTTCCCACTGTCCACCAGAGAAGTGCTCTGTGTTGTGGGTATAGGTGGCTTGCCTGTGGGGGTCTAACACGTACGATGGGGATTCGCCTTGTGTTATAAGTGCTACGTGGTCGGTGAATTGTAGCACTTTTGCTATTGTGTTCGTGGTGTCGGCTTGATAAGACACGGTGTGCAGATAGCCGTCTATGACTACTTCGCAGGTTACTAATTCCTGCTTGCTTAAGATTTTTGTTTGAATGTTCATATTGCGTAATGTTTAAAGATTTCTTTCTCTTTGGAGTTGGGTGGTTGATATGCGCCCATCTCTGAATATGTATATGGTTATGATGCAGAACTCTTTCTCTACGTCGGTTGCTCTCCCGTCGGCTCCTATTCTGGCATTGTTTCGCAGCTTCGCTTGTGGTGCGCAAGCTGCGTATACGCCATTTACGGGGTTGTTGCTTGCTACTGCCCTATCTCGTTGAAAGTATCTATAGTTGTTTTCTTCTACTTGTTGTTGTGTCCAGTCGCCATCGGCTATGTAGCGGTCTTGCATTCGGGCTGCTGTGTAGAGATATACCGATGTTCCTATGGGTTTTCTATCGGTGAAGAATGGGTTGAATATGGAGTGTTCGGCTGGATAGCTGGCTACTTGCATTCCGCCTATGTAGCATACTTCCAGTGGAGAGAAGCTCGCTATGCGTATATTTTCAGCTTTTAGTCCGCTGGGCGATAAATTCAGCGTGTTGTTGCCTGCATTATCGTAGAATTTTAACACCGCTTGCCCCTTTTCGTCTAAACCAAAGGCGATGTTGCGTGCTACGGCTCCAAAAACCTGCATTAGTGGACCGGTTAGGTCTATGTAGCCTGACCCCGTGTTGCGTGTGCGAAACTTCAGTCCGTCTATGGCTCCTGTTTCGTCTACCGAGGCTACGATGTTTCCTTGTTGGTCTATATAGTTGAAGTGTTTGGCACGGGCGTTTATGCTCATGTCGTTTCCATTAAGGTAGATGCCTGCAGCCTGCATACTTTCAACCACATCGGGGTCTTTCCACGTGGTGGCTTTAGTGCCTTCTTCCAGTTGTATTTCTGATATATAGGCTTCGCCATTGCGTGTGCAGCCTATGAATATTTGCAGATAGTTGTAGCCTTCTTCTATGTCGAAGGTGTGGGTGTATTGCTTCCACACTCCGTAAGATGATGGTATGTTGGGGTAGCTTGTTTTTGGTGCGCTCATATCTTTCGACTTACTGCGCTTTATTTCTATGTATGGCTGGTCGCTACCGTATATTCGCACAAACATTGATAGCGTGTAGGTGCGTCCGCCCATAGCTTTTATTACGGGGAATTTGCAGCCATTCCATTCGTCTAGTGTGGCTCCGTGGCGAGAGATGGATAGATATGGATTATCGAAGTGGGCAACGCTGGGATACTTTACGATGGTTACGTATTGCGCACGTTGCAGACTTAGCAGATTGAGTGGGCGCAGACTTGCTCCTTTCAGTAGGTTTACTCCGCTGAAGGTTTGCTTACTGACTTCCAAGCGAATATTCTCTGCATCTTGCTTTATGGTAGATATTTTCTGCTCCAGCCCCTGTTTGTCGGCTTTGTTTTGTGCTATTATGCTTTGGAACTGCTTCTGATTGGCTTCAAACTTTGCCTCGTTCCACTTTTGCGCACTCACCATAAATTCTACCTTTGCTGTGCGAGTTTGCCCCTTATATGTGGCTGTTATGGCTATGTGTCCGCTCCATTGGTTGGGACTTATGCCGTCTACCACGATGTTTTGCTCCACCAGTCGAGCGTAGCAGTTGTAGGGTGTTACGGTTGTTGATGTGGGGGTTACGGCTGTTTGCCCCTCGTATAGCACTACTTGCACTTTGCGCTGCGTGGTGTTTTCTATTTCGCCCTCTCGGTTTGTCTCGAACGTTAGGCTGGTAGGTGTGCATACCAGCGTTAGGGCGTTGTCGCCTGTGTCGCCTTTTTGTCCGTCCGAAACGTTGGCTATGGTTATGTATGCTCGTGCTATTATCATCGGTTATATAAGTTTTTTAGATGTAGGGAGGACCGAAATTGCCCTCCCTATTTTCAGAGTGTGTTTATGGGTGAGGTTGAGTGCCGCCACCAGCAGGTTTGCTGCCTTTGGTTTTCTTTGCCTTTGGTTCTACTCGTTCGTAGGTTACGCCTTCGAGTGTGAAGTAGCGAGTAGATGGACGTAGTTTCACCATTGGCTTCTTTATGTCGCGTGTGGCGTTGAAGTCTTCTATGTGGTCTACGGCTTTCGACTTGAACGATGGCGATAGTGTGCCAATGTCGCCAAAGTCTACGCTTTCTCCGCTCTCTACGTGCTTCTTCGCCATTTCGGCTGCCAGGCGAAGTACGGCTTCCACTTCGGCACCTGTAAAGGTGGTGGCGTGTGCTACTTCTTCGCAGAATTGGCGGTGGGTTACTCGTTGTCGGTCGGTGGGGCGTGCTATGTACACCTTTTGCCCTTTCTTCGGACCTACACTCATTTTCTGTTCTCTAATTGTGAAACTTAAACATTTCGTCATAGTTGTAAAATTTAAATAGTTGATATGAAAATGTATATCTATGGATCTACGCTTGTATATCCCTGGATCTACGCTTGTATATCCATAGATGTAAATTCGTGCTTATATACTCACCTCGCAATAGAAGGTGGCTTTTGAGTCAATATCGGTGGCAGACACCACGAGCGGATTGCCTGTTTTCTGTGCAGAGGTTGTGCCTGCAAAGTTCGATTTTGTGCCGTTCTTGTCGAACTTGGTCCACGTGTAGGTGAACTTCTTTGTAGCGGTGGCTTCGTCCTCAATCTTTTCTGTGCCACGATACACTCGGGCGCAAAGCGTGGTTGAGCCTTGCCCGTTCTTTATTTGCAAACCTGTGGGCGAGAATATTTCTACTGAATAGGGGTCAGTGCGGTCCTCGAAGGTTACGATGGCTTCCGACTTTTCGGTACCGTCTTGCGCTTCACACTTGAAAGTTTGCACGTTCAGCACGTCGCTTGGCTTAACCGTTAGGATAGATATTCCGCTTACCGTTTGTATGCCCTGTGAGAGCAGCTCCCACGTTTGCGTTTTAATATTCAGCGAGTACCAGCGAAAGGTAATGCCGTCAATGTCTTGCACTCCACCACGAAAACACTTAGCTTCTGCCGTAAGCGTATTAACGTTGTTGCTTGCATCGAAGCTGTTGCCTTTCGATTGGGTCAATACCACTTGGAACAGCGCACCAGCGTTGGCGGTTTTTGCAACGAAGCCTTGCGTTTCGAGTATGGTGTTTTGCCCGGTTTCGTCGTCGTGGTAAGAAGCCGTTATTTTAATGGGTAGCGAGCTGCCTGTAATGTTGCCCTTAATAGTGAGGGCACCACCTGCCGATATGGCAGCCGCAGAGTATTGTCCGTTTGTTGTGCCAGCATTCACCACCGTACCATCAACGTTGTATATCAGTGCGGTGAGTCTGCTCACAAGGTTTGTGCCGTTGCCCGTAACGTAAACCTTTGGAGTAACCACGTTGTTGTCGCTGCCAAAGTTGGGCGTGAACACCTTTGTGTCGGGGTTATACATCTGCACGGGATATTTAATATCCATCAGCAGCTGCACTTGTTTTGCATCGTTGAGGTCTACTATAGTTACCTGTCCTCTTGCTTTAATTGTTGCCATTGCGTTTTGAATTTAATGTGTTATGAAAGTTATTCTATGTTTACTATACAGTCAATTTGTGCCTTCAGGTTCACCTCTTCGGCACTAATGGTTGTTCGGTTGCCAATTGCCTCGTGTCGGGCGTTCCATGCCGTATCGAAGTCGGTATTGCCTGATTGTATCACCCACGAGAATTGGTTCGGCAGAAGCGAGGCTGTAATGTCCTGCTCGCCATGCAGCACGGTAGCCACCAGCACAATTTGCCCCTGCCCATTGTGTATAATGTTGCCACCACTCTCCGACAGAATTTGCACCGTGTAGGGCGATGTGCCGTCTTCACCTTTGGTTGCGTAATGCTTCCACTTAGGCGACTGTTCTGTGGGTTCGTCGGTGTTACCATCTTCGAGCGATAGCCACGTGCCACCACCATAATACCACGCTTCGTATCGAGCAGCCACCGTGCCTACGGTCCAGTCGCCACGATAAATCACGTTAGGAATGCGCTCGCCATCTGCACTTATCCATTCGAAGCGTTGGCTGTTCATATAAATCTTGTCGCTGGAAAGGTGGAATATGGCGTTGCCTTTCGAGAGCGAAAAGTCGTGAATGTTGCGATACACCTCGATAGTGCCACCCTCCTCCTTAGAGGTGGTAATCATCGTAACGTTCATTCTGTTGCGGTTCAGCGTAGGGTCAATGCCGTTAGCAATATCCCACAGCGTGTTATGCCCACACAGCACAATGTTGTCGCCAGCCATTGGTTCATCGTTCTCTATGCTTTTATCCCGATAAGCGTCATCAGCCGTAATAACGATATATGCCTTTTCAGTAGCCGATTTCTGTGCCACAGCCGACACACAACGCCAGTAGTAACGGTTGCTCACATTCTCGTAAACCCCAGCTTTAATATTGAACGTCTGGCACAGTGCTTGGTCGCCAGGCTCCCAATCGTTCGTAATAGCCTTTTCGCCATCGTCCGTGTGTAGGTAACATTTCCAGCCACCCGTTACAGGCACAACCTTTTCTATTACGGCATTTGCGCCTGACAGAACGATATTGCCGCCAATATGCTTATACTCGTCAATCTGTAGCGAACGGAATATAGCCTTGCCAATTACCTCTAAGTAATCAATCTGTCCGTGCGCTCGC